GTCATCGTAAAGATATTACACTTGAATTTACAATTAATTAACTTAATTTTTAATCCCGTTGAGATTTATTTTAAATCTTGACGGGATTTTTTATTTATGGTATAATTATAGTAGAATGAAAGGAGGGCTAATGGATAACCTTTATAAAGAAGATAGTATTGAATCTTTGTCCCCTCGTGAACACGTACGTTTGCGGCCAGGCATGTATGCTGGCGATACCAGTGATGCTACTCAACTTGCAATTGAGATTCTTGGTAATGCAATTGACGAATATAATATTGGTCATGGTAACACTATTGATGTTATTGTTAATAAAACTCTAGTGTCTATTATGGATCAAGGACAAGGATTCCCAATTAATGTTATGCGCGAAGATGGAGAGACTGTCCTGCAAGCATCCTTTGATGTTATCAATACTTCTGGTAAATATCGTGATGATGGAGTATATGAAGGTACTGCAATTGGCTTAAATGGTATTGGTAGTAAACTTACTAACTTTTTAAGTCACAATCTTTCTGTAGTCTCTTGGAATGCAAAAGGTGAATATGAAATGATTCACTTTTCTGAGGGAGAATTTGTTACACGAGAAACTGGAAAAGAAAATCATCACAGTGGCACATTGGTAACTTTTTCTCCTAGTGAAGAGTTCTTTGATTCTCCACAGGTAAATCAAAAAAAGTTGCTTAACTTTTGTGAAGATATTACTTGTCTATGTCCAGGGTTAACTATTAATTTTAATGGTACAGATATTAAACATGAAAATGGAATACAAGATCTACTAAAGAAGCATCTTGGAAAAGAGATTGAGATTATCAATAATCCTCTAATTATCCAAGAGAAGAAAGATAAGCAAGCGATTTCTCTTGCTATGAGTTATACTACTCGTGGTAGTTCTACTATTGTTCCTTATGTTAATTGTGGACTTACATCCGCGGGACCTCATATTACTTCAATTAAGTCTACAATTACTCGTATACTTAATAAGTGGGCAAAAGAACAGAATATACTTAAAGCAAAAGATAAGAATCTTGATGGTGCATCTTTGCAAGAAGGTATGATACTTGTAGCTAACATTACTGCAGAAGGTGTATCATATGATGCACAGGTTAAATCTACTATTACAAAAATTGATACAAGTTTTATATCTTCTACTCTTGGAGAACAACTTGAAATTTGGCTTGACAATAATATTGAAGATGGAAAAAACATTATTGAAAAAGCTCTTGTTGCTCGCAAAGCTGCAGAAGCCGCAAAGAAAGCTCGAGAGCGTGTTAAGGCTAAAGCTGCGACTCCTGTAAAGGCTAAAGCAATTCAACTTCCTACTACTCTTACGGATTGTTGGAGTAAAAATCGTAGTCAATGTGAGCTATTTGTCTGCGAGGGTAAATCAGCAGCCGCGGGTTTGGTAGCTGGACGAGATAGTGAGACTCAAGCTATCTATGGTGTTCGTGGTAAAATGCTTTCTGTTCTTAAAACTGCTGCAAGTAATATTTATAAGAATCAAGAGATTAATAATCTTGTTCAAGCTCTTGGACTTGACGTAGATGAAAAAACTTGTAAACTTGTATATGACGAAAAGAAACTTCGTTATGGTAAGATCATTGCCGCGGCCGACGCAGATTTTGATGGTTTTGCAATTGAAAATCTTTTGTTTAATATTCTTTGGTATATGTGTCCAGAACTAATTACTAATGGTCATGTATATTCTGCAGTTCCTCCACTGTTCCGCGTAACTACTAAGAAGAACGAATATGTTTACTTGCGGGATGCAGAAGCTCTTGCGGCATATCAAAAGGAACATGGAGCACAAGTTCAGTCCATCGGCCGCCTAAAGGGTCTTGGTGAGCAGGACAGTGACGAGCTTAGTTATTGTCTACTTGATCCTGAGACTCGCAATGTACTTCAACTTAAAGTTGAAGATTATGGTAAGACCGATAAAATGTTCCAAGATCTATACGGTAAGCGAGTAGAACCTCGTGTTCAGTTCCTCGCACAACATCTAGAGGAGGCCCGAGTTGATTAATGAAATTGACATTATCAGTGAGGTTCAACAGAACTTTATTGATAGTAGTTATGATACTAATACCAATCGTGCATTCCCAGATATTCGCGATGGTTTAAAGCCTGGACAACGAGCTTGTCTTTGGGAAATGTATACTAAGAAATATACTAGCAAAAAGCCCCATGTAAAATCTGCGAAGATTTCTGGCGGAGTTGCAGCTCTATGGTGGCCACATGGTACTACTGCAATCTATGAGACTTTTGCTCGTATGTCCCAACCTTTTACAAATAATATACCGGAGGTAGATTTTCATGGATCAAATGGTAACATCATCCTCGGAGGGGATGCAATCGCCGCAGATCGATACACAGAAGCTCGACTCAGCCCAATTGTTGAATGTGGAATGTTGTCTGGAATCAATAAGAGAGTGGTTCCAATGCAAGCCAATTTTAGTGAAGACGATGAGTGGCCGCGAGTTTTTCCAGCAGTATTCCCAAGACTTCTCGTCAACGGAGCTCAAGGAATTGGAGTTTCTCTATCGAATGTGTGGCTCCCGCACTCCTTCAGTGAGTCCGCAGAATTGCTCCTTCGTTATATTAAAACAGGAGAACTAGATGAAGATAATTTTTATCCTGACTTCCCCACTGGTGGAACAATTATTAATAAAGATGAACTTGCCACAATTAATAAGACAGGTCGAGGTAAAGTTATAGTTGAAAGTAAGTTTACTGTTTCTGGGCAAGAAATTGATTTTTATGAATTACCTTATCAAGTCTTTATTGAGCCTGTAATTGATGAAATTAAAAAAGCCATTGACGAAGAAAAAGTCACTGGTGTTGCAGATGTTTATAATAAATCTGATAAAAAGCGTATCTCTCTTGTAGTTACATGTATACCAGGAGTTGAACCTTATAAAGTTGTTGCTCAATTATTTGCGGCTACCAATCTACGCAAACAATTTAATGCTAATCAAAATGGAATTATTAGTAAAACTCCTATTATGATTACGTTAAAGAAATATGTTGATACATATATTGAGCATAATACTGGTTGTATTAAAAAAGAATATGAATATGATCTTGCGGCTGCACGTAAGAGAATCCATATTCTTGAAGGATTATCAATTGCTCTTGAGAATATTGATAATGTTCTTGCTCTTATTAAACAGAGTGAAAACAAAGCGATTGCCGCAGTTAATCTTTGTGAAAAGTATCATCTAAGTAGAGAGCAAGCTGATGCTATTCTCGCTATGACTTTAAGCCGTCTTACTCATATGGATCAAATTGCTATTAACAAAGAACTCCAAGAGAAGAAAGAGTTGGCTTTAATCTGTCAAGAAGTAATTGAGTCTTATCAAAAACAAAAAGATATTCTCTCTGAGAGATTGCGGGATCTTGTTAAGAAATTTGGAGACAAGCGCCGCACAGCTGTAATTCAAAAAGATATTCCTAAAACATCTACGGCTCGCAAAGCTAAAGAGCTTATCATTGAAGATGTTATTGTCACTCGTACAATGCAAGGATATTTGAAGAGCACTCCTGTAAAAGCTTATCGTGAAGCTAGAGTTAATATTGAAAAGGTCAAAGCCCGCACAGATGATATACTTTTACTATTCTCTTCTCTTGGAAAATTATATCGTCTAAAAGTTAGTGAGATTAAACAATGTGCGGCGGGTGATAAAGGTACTGCTCTTGGAGCAATCCTTACTCTTGATCCAACTGAAAAGATTTTGTTTATGACCAATATGAATATTGATCAGAAACATCCTTATATCACGGGAGTAACAGAACAAGGTCTTGTAAAGAAATCAGATAAGACTATCTTTATTGGTAGCACCCAGAATAAACGTGGTATGAAATGCGCTGGACTTAATGAAGGAGATAAGTTTATTTGGTTTGGTGAGACTAATGGCGATCATATGGTTCTTTATACTGAAAATCATATGGGTATCCAATTTAAACTTGATGAAATTAATCCTGTAGGTAAAACAGCTAAAGGTGTTAAAGGTATTAATCTTGGAGATACAGATAAAATAGCTAGGGTCACTGTAGGGCCTGAGTCCAAGAAATTACCGGTACAGCATAGAGCTGGAAAAGGAATTAAGCTCTCCTAAAAAAGGGACTTTACAAGTCCCTTTTTTTATTATATAATATTATTAAAAGAAAGGAGAATTTATGAGTGAACTTTATCCTGGCAGCTATCAATTAGAGCCTATGAAATATAATGGTAAACCATCACAAGCTCTTATTGATGAAGCTTTTAAAGGTAATGGCAAATGGGTAGCCCAGCAGAAGTATGATGGTGCTCTTTATATGCTAGAAAAAATTGATAATGATCATATTTATTTGTTCGCAAGAACTAAATCTCGTAAGACAGGTGAACTTGTTGAGAAAAGTGCTAATGTTCCGCATATAGTAGAATGGGCCAAATCTCTTCCAGATGATACCGTTTTGCTAGGAGAAATTTATGTTCCTGGTGGTAAGAGCAATGATGTAACAAAAATTATGGGATGTACTCCAACCAATGCTATTGCTAGACAAAAGGGCAAAGGCTATGGTGGATTTATACATTATTATGTTTTTGATTGCATTCGTTTTAATGGCATTGATCTTTGCAATACTGGATTTGTAGCTCGTTTTAAAAAATTCCAAGACTGGTTCTATACTCAAGATATTAGTGTTTACGTAGAAATGTCTCATGTTTATACTGAGAATTTTGAAGAAAGACTTCATAGTATTCTTGCTGATGGCGGCGAAGGTATGGTATTTAAAAAGTTTGATGCCGTATATGAGCCAGGCAAGCGTCCAACTCGTACTTATTTCAAAATGAAACAACATATGGATAGTCTTGATCTAGTGTGCATTGGACTTGAAGATCCAATCCGAATCTATACGGGCAAAGAAATTGAAACTTGGCAGTATTGGATTCAGCGTGGCGAACAAGATCAAAATGGTGCATATCAATGGCATGATTATTATGGTTATCATTATAAAGATTATCAGTATAATCCGCATCTTTGGGAACCTGTAACCAAGCCTTGGTTCTTCGGCTGGAAAAATGCTATGACACTTGGTCTTTATAAAGACGGACAACTTGTAGAAATTGGTAGAGTAGCTTCTGGACTTACCGATGCTATACGTGAAGATATGGCAAATAATCCAAATAATTACATTGGACATGTTGTAGAAGTAGAATGCATGTCTACTACTAAGGATGGAGCATTGCGGCATCCTGTGTTTATTCGCATGCGAGACGACAAAGCTCCTGAGGATTGTAAATATGAGGAGGTGTTTAATGTATAACGTAGAAGAAGCCTATATGGCAACTATTAAATCTGGAAGTGAGCAATTTAAAAAACTTTTAACTTATACTAAAAAGCAGATTCAGTCAGCTATCAAAAAAGGTATTTTTGCAACCGCTCTTGATCTAGGGCATAATATTTATCCTGTGCATGACATTGATCGGCTACAAGAGTTTTTACTTTTCTTAGGATATAAAGTTGAACGCACAGAATATACTAATGATATTACTCGGCTTTATATTCAGTGGACAGAAACTGAGTTTAAAAAATATCTTGACAATCAATAAAATAAATGATATAATTTAATTAAAGAAGTTAAGAAAAAAGTTCTTGACTTTTTATCAAATAAGTAGTATAATATATTAAGAAATAAAATAAAAGGAACAAAGTTCCAAAAGAGAGAAAAGGAGTCTCATTATGGCTAAACTATTTTCTGATAAAGCTCAGGCAGTTCTCGGTTTCCTCCAGGCTCATGAGGGCGAGGATCTAACTTCTAAGGACATCGCAGCCGCTCTCGAGATCGAGGGTCGTTCTATTACAGGTGTTCTTAATGGTCTACAGCGCAAGGGTCTTGTTGTTCGTGAGGTTGTAGAGGGCCAGAAGGATAAGCTCATTCGTCTTACTGCTGATGGTGTTACTGCCGATCCCAATGCAGACAAAGAGTAATTAGATTATATAAAGAGATAAAAGGAGAGCGGAGGTAGGAGTAATCTTATCTCCGCTATTTTATTATGAATTGAGATAATCTAATTCCCATTATTATTTTTATTTTATATGCACTTGTTGGATGATTCTGTTATTGACTTGGTTGTGAAACAGTTCAACCTATTGAAGATATTAATGATAGAATTTTAGAGAGAAGAAAAGAATTAGAAGATGATATTTTCTCTTTAAAAAATGAAGAAAAAGAACGTATAGAACGTAATAATATTTTAGATGAAGAGTTTGATCAAATTGGTAAAAAATTAGCTGAAAAAAGAAATGAAAAAATTTTACTTGATAATGAATTACTTTTAAAACAGCAACAAAAAGAAGAAGTTCAAGATTTTATAGATCAGTCTGAAAAATTAGCTAATGAAAAAGCTGATGCTATATATCAAAAAAGACTTTTAGAATTAGAAAAAGACTTTAAAGATTCAAAAGAATATTATACAACAACATTAAACACTTTAACAGAATATATTCAAACTGAAAAAGAACAATTGGAATCTTTAAAAGCAACACGTGCGGCCGCAATTGAAGCAGCTAAAAGAGAAAAAGAAATTCAAGAAGATAAAGATGATTATTGTCTTGTTCTTCCAATAGAATATAGGAATGATATAAAAATCTTACGAAGTGTAAGTGAACAAATTGCAAAACCTAGATCTATTTTAATGGCTATCTGACAAGCATATTATGCACCTTTAGCTAAAAAGAAATTCCCACAAATATTAAATAAGACCGATGTATGCGGCATCTATAAAATTACAAATCAAGAAACCGGTGAATGTTATATAGGTCAAGCTGTTGACATACGCCGCAGATGAATGGATCACTGTAAAGCTGGATTGGGTATTGATACGCCGCAAGGTAATCAATTATATGCCGCAATGCTAGAATATGGATTAGATTCTTTTTCCTTTGAACTTCTCTTGGAATGTGAATCTAGTCAATTAAATGAAAAAGAAAAATATTTTATTGAATTGTATAATTCAGATGCTATTGGATATAATATGAATAAAGGAGTAAATAATGGTTAATTTTCAAACAATAGAAGTTGCGGGATTTGCACCTGCAATTATGGGTATGCGTCATCCATTAAAGTCTTATGATAAGGCAGATAGTTCTTATGATGAAGAAGGCATCCTTCATATTGGACAAAATGATTATGATTTAGCTAGACGACTTTGTCAAGCAGGAGGTCCTGAACATGCAAAGTTTCTTCGACAGATTGAAGTATGAGTAAATATTACAGCACCAAGATTTTGGTGGGTAGAAGAAGCAACTTATAAAATCGGTACAACTGAAAATTCTCAGTCTACAATGCATACTCTAATGCGCGATGGGGTTAAACCAGAAGATATTTATTTTATTTTTGGTGAAGATGAAATTGCTAATAATGCTATGCTTACTTATATTCAAGCAATTAATGATCTTATTGACCTTTATAAACAGCTAGAACCTGGTGATATTAAAGAACAATATTTCGAGAAGATTAAAGCTATGCTTCCTGAAGGTTTTCTCCAGACTCGTATGGTAAGTCTTAATTATCAAGTTCTTCGTACTATGTATAATCAGCGCAAAGGTCATCGTCTCTCTGGATGGAATACTGATTTTGTAAATTGGGTTAAAACACTTCCAGTTTCTGAGTGGATTACAGGTGATTTTCCTGAGCCGGAAAATGTAGTTGACGGGCAATAAAAAATATATTATAATATAATTGTAATAAAGAGACAAGAGAAAGAGAGAAATTTTATATGCGACAGAATAAGAATGTAGTTTATGTAGAGGGTTATGTTTATAATTATAGTCTCTTTGCAAACGTAGCAGGTCCGAATAGTAAGAATCCTGGTCAGGAGTATATCAACGGTACTGTTAACATTGCAACTGACGAGGATGGTATTAATATCGTAAGTGTTCGTTATACTTATGTTATTCCGACTTGGAAGAGTGGTAAGGAGAATGAGACTTATACTATTCTTCAGGCTCTTCTAAATGGTGCTCCTACTTGGGAGAAGGATGGTAAGGACAAGGCGACTAAGCTTCGCATTCAGGGTGATGTAGAAGTTAATGATTTTATGGGTCGCGATGGTAACATGGTTGAAACCAAGCAAGTTCGTGGTGGTTTCACTCATTATGCAAATGATGGATTCCGTGATAAGCGTAATAACTTTGAAACTGATATGCTTATTACAAGTGCAGTTCGTGTAGAAGTCGAAAATGGAAATGATTATATGAACCTTTCTGGTTATGTATTTAATTTCCGTAATGACTTTATTCCTGTAACTTATACTCTTAATAACGAAGCTGGTATCAAGTATTTTGAGAGTCTTGATATTTCAATGAACACCCCTTATTATACTTATGTTTGGGGTAAGATTGTTTCTTCCACTCAGCGTATTGAGAAGCAGGTAGAGACTGCTTGGGGAGCTCCGCAAGTTGAATATACTACTCGTACTCTTCGTATGTGGGAAGTTGAAGGATGCTCACCTGAGTCTTACGAATTTGATGATGATTCTACAATTACTCTTGCAGAGTTTAAGCAGGGTCTTGCAAATCGTGAGCAGCAGAAGGCAGAAGCTAAAGCTCGTCAGGAAGCTCGTAATGCTTCTACCACCGGTAAATCTGGATTCCCCGCAACTACTGATGCGGATCTACCTTTCGGTGCTCCAACTTCTTCTTCTCCAACCGCAGCTTCTAACTTCAAGTTTTAGGAGGTAACCACATATGGCGATTGACATTTTTGCAATTAAACCACATGAGGTCAGTCGCGACCTCTGTGGTTACACTGTTCTTCTTTATGGTCAACCTAAGACCGGTAAAACTACAACCGCGGCTCAGTTCCCGCAAGCACTTCTTTGTGCATTTGAAACTGGTTATCTTGCTATTCCTGGTGTAATGGCACAGCCAGTAAATAAATGGTCTGAGTTTAAGCAAATTCTAAAGCAGCTTGATTCAGATCAAGCACGTCAGCAATTTAAAAATGTAATTGTTGATACTGTAGATATTGCATATGATCTTTGTGAGAAATATATTTGTAATCAAAATGGTGTTTCAACTGTAGGTGATCTTGCATATGGTAAAGGCTATGCTCTTGCAAAGAAAGAGTTTGATGAAGCTCTTCGCAAGATTCCTCAAATGGGATATGGTCTTGTAATGATTTCTCATGCGCAAGATAAGACTTTTAAGGATGAAAATGGCGATGAATACCAGCAAATCGTTCCTACTCTTGCAAATCAGCCTCGTCTTGTAGTTGACCGTATGAGTGATATTATTGGTTATGCACATCCCTTCCAAGAGGAAGATGGAACTGTTCATACTACTCTATTTATGCGCGGTACCCCTCGGTTTGTAGCTGGTTCTCGATTCAAATATACACCTGATAGTATCGAGTTTAGTTATGATAACCTCGTTAATGCAATTGGTGATGCAATCGATCGGCAAGCAAAAGATTTCGGAGGACAATACGTAACCGATGCCCCTACTCAAGCTCATGTCGCAGAACCAGAACTTGATTTTGACGCGCTTATGGCTCAGTTCAATGAACTCGTATTTAAGATTCAAAATGCAACTGGTGGAGCATTTGGTACGACATGGGCACCTCGCATTGTAGCTATTACAGATAAGTATCTAGGTAAGGGCAAGAAAGTTTCTGAAATGTCTCGTGATCAGGTAGAACAACTTGTACTTATTGTAGATGATCTTACGGAAGCTGTTGGTAATGGACTATAGAATGAATGTTGGTAATGAGCTTGCTCAAATAAAAAATTGTAAAACTATAGATGAAATTAAAAAATTTCTTGAAGATCATAATTTAAAATTTGATCATTGGTATCTTGATACAAGCACTTCTGAGAATACAGATACAAAAGGATTATATGTAGTTGCTTATTATCAAGATATTGATGGAGTATTCATTCAAATTAGTTTTAATTTTTAGGGGTAGACAACTAACGGGGAGTTAGGACCGCCTGCTAAGCGGATCGTACTCTGAAAAGAGTATTGGTGTCGGATACCAGTTGCCCCGCCAGATTATTTCAGCCGTTCTCTTCGGAGAGCGGCTTTTTTATTTGACAGAAACAAAAATATATGTTATAATAAATTAATAAAAATATCTATGAAAGGAGTGTAATGGCAAAATTAGCACCTGTTAAATGCCCTTATTGCGGCCAGTCCTTTCAGAGAGAAACTACAGAATTTGTTCAGCTTGGCCGCAGATATGCTCATAAAGAATGTGTAGATATGGTAAAACAAATTCATGATTATATGCAACATAAATTGGGAGAAGGATATTCAAAAACAAAAGTTGAAACTCAAATTAAAAATTTTGTTTCAAAAGAAGGAATGAGTATTGATTCTATATATAAAACATTAATATATTGGTATGATGTTAAAAAATCATCAACAGATCAAGCGAATGGTGGTATTGGTATTGTACCATATGTATATAGTGAATATTTAACTTATGCAAAAAATCAATATGAAAATTCTCAAATAAATAAAAATAAACATATTGATGATTTTGTAGGAAAGACTCCAACAGAAATAACTGCTAAAGCAACTCCAATTAGAAAACCGCGACATGTCAAGTTTTATGAACTTAGATAGGAGGTATACGTTTGAATGAACTTAAATATGTAGATACTCCTGCTACAGTTCAAGTGCTTGGATGTATTATTAATAATCTTGATATATTGAATGATTCAAGATATGAATTATTTGATGATGATTTTCCAAAAGGGTTTCATAGAACATTATTCTCTGCATTAAGTAATCTTGCGATGCTTGGTACAGAATATATTACTCCGCAAACATTAGAAGATTATTTAAGTGATAAACCACAAAGTTATGCAGAGTATAAAGCAGGAGATGGTCCAAGGTTTGTTAAATCATGTATGGCAAATGCAGATTTTCAAAATTTTGATTATTATTATAATCGAATTAAAAAACTTACATTGATGCAAACATATTGGGATGTAGGATTAGATGTATCTTGGTTATATGATCCAGACGAATTAGATATATCCAAGAGAGAACAACAGAATAAATATTTTGATAGTTTATCTTTGACTCAAATTGCGGACGCCGTAGATAATCTAATGCTTAAAGTTAGAGCTGAATATGTAGATCATACTACAGATGAAAGCATGTCAGCTTCCGCAGGTATTGATGAACTATTTGATTCTCTTGGAAAAGATCCAGATGTTGGACAACCAATGTATGGTAGTATGATTAATACAATTACACGAGGGATGAGACTTGGAAAATTTTATTTGCGGTCAGCCGCAACTGGTGTAGGTAAAACAAGAACAATGGTTGCAGATTTTTGTAATTGTGGATGTAATAAAATTTGGAAAGATGGAGAATGGGTAGACAATGGACTTGCATTTCCTTCGTTCTTTTTAAGTACAGAGCTCGAGCTCGATGAGATACAAACAATGATGGTAGCTTTTCTTGCAAATATTAATGAGGAAAATATTCTTAATAATACGCTTAGTTTTGAAGAAAGAGAAAGAATAAAAGTTGCAATAGAAATTATTAAAGAATCTCCATTGTATATTGAAGTTATACCAGATTTTAGTCTAAAAGATATTGAAAATGCAATTAAAAGAAGTATTAGAATTTATTCTACTCAATACTTTTTTATTGATTATATTCATACTTCAATGAAAATTCTTGAAGAAATTACTAAAAGATCTGGTGGAGTGAGACTTCGAGAAGATAATATTCTTTTCTTATTAAGTGTAAAATTAAAAGAAATTGCAACAGAATATAATGTATTTATTTTAAGTAGTACGCAGTTAAATCAAGATTGGAAATCCGCAGATATTCCAGATCAAAATCTTCTTCGTGGTGCAAAGAGTATCGCAGATAAAATTGATACAGGTATGTTATTATTAGATGTAACAGAAGAAGATAAAGAAAAATTACAAAGTGTAGTTGGTAACAACGGTATGGGGATGCCGAATGTAAAAATGTCTATTTACAAAAATCGTAGAGGTTCTTATAATAAATGTTATCTCTGGATGTATGCAGATAAATCTACATGTCGATTTGACGGAGCATTTTGTACAGATTATAATTATGAATTAATTCCAATTACAGATACAAGAATCCATATGAGAGTGTAGGATAATAATATGATTGATACAAGATTATGTAAATCAGAAGAAGAATTACTATTAGCGATGCAATATGAAAAAGATAAAGTATTATTATCCCAACATCGATCTAAGTTATTTAAATTAAAAGCACAATTGCAAAATTTAGATTATTTAATTTTCTATGAACAATCAACTATAAATAAGTTAGAAGAAGATATTAATAATTTTAAAAAACAATATGGCTATATGATAGTAAAAGAAGGAGGGGATGTATCATATCTTACGACAAAGAGTTAGTTAAAGAACAAATTGAATTAGAAGATGTATATAATTTGTTAGACTTTTTTGATGCAGAACCTCAAATGTTTAATACTTATATTATCGCAAGAACAATTTGTCATGGTGGCGATAGCCATAAACTTTATTATTATGAAAACACTCAATTATTTAAATGTTATAGTGATAGTTGTGGTAGTTTTGATATATTTGAATTAGTTCAAAAAGTAGAAGATATTAAAGATTTAAATGCCGCAGTATTTTATATAGTAAATTTCTTTAATCTTCAATCTAAAATTGATGAAGTAGATGAAGATTTTGATTTAGATACATCTAAATATATTGCACAAGTTACTAAATTAGCGCAATTAGATGGATATAAAAAAGATAAAGTTATATTACCAGAATTTCCTATGGATATGTTAGATCATTATCCGCAACCAGAAATATTAAATTGGACTAGAGAAGGTATATCTCACGAAGTGTGTAATTATATGGGAATTAAATATGATCCTGTAAATGGAAATATTTTAATTCCTCATTATGATGAAGATAGTAGATTAGTTGGAATTAGACAACGTACATTAGTCCAAGAGCAAGAAATATATGGTAAATATAGACCCGCGCGAATACAAGGTAAACTTTGTAACCATCCTCTAGCATTTAATCTTTATGGTTTTAATCAAGCACGGCCGCAGATTAAACAAGCTCAATTAGCGATTATAGTTGAAGGTGAAAAATCAGTTTTGCAATATATGTCATACTTTGGAACAAAGTCAAATATATGTGTAGCTGTATGCGGCAGTTCAATATCTCAATATCAATTTCAACTTCTCTTGGATGCAGGGGTTAAAGAAATTGTATTAGGATTTGATAAAGACTTTCAAGAAATGCGTGGAAAAGAATATGACGATGTTGTTAAAAAAATTGACAACATTTATAATAAATATAAAAATAGAATTACAATTAGTGTATTATTTGATAAATGGAATTTACTAGGATATAAAAATTCACCACTAGATTGCGGAAAGGAGGCTTTCTTATATCTATGGAGGAACAGAGTTATGTGTTAAAATATAGAGAGAAACATCCTCGTTGTAGGTATTGTAAATTTAAAAGGCATGTCTGTCCGCCCGCAGGAAATTGTTGCGGATATAATAAATGTATTCTTAAAGATAGACATTTAACAGAATGAGATTTTATATTTTGGATATGGCAAGGATGTTTTTGCAAATGGTTTAAACCAAGGGAGGATGACATTGATATATAAATTATTTAATGAACCTACTCAAGGAACAATGCGGCAGATTTTATATAACCGTGGTATAAAAACTAAAGAAGATCAAGATAAATGGATTAATGCCAATTATTGAACAGATGTAAATTCTCCTTTTGCTTTTGGTGAAGATACTGTTATGAAAGCTGTTGAATTTATGCGTACTTATGTTATGCTTCATATGCCTATTACAGTAGTTGTAGATGCAGATGCAGATGGTTTTACAAGTGCCGCAATCTTTTTAAATTATATGTATGATTTATATTCTTATAATCAGAGTAAAGCAGAAACTCTTACTAAATTACATTATATTTTACATAGTGGAAAACAGCATGGACTAGAAGATGTTATAGATCAACTTTTAGAAGATGATTCAAGTCTTGTCGTAATTCCAGATGCAGGAACCAATGATGTTGAACAAATGCAAAAATTAATTGATGCTGGAAAAACCATCCTTTGTATGGATCATCACGAATCGGATAATTGGCTTAAACATGACAGATGTGTAATTATTAATAATCAAATTTGTGATTATCCAAATAAAGATTTATCTGGAGCTGGTGTAACTTGGCGTATTTGTCGAGCATATGATATGGTTATGGGATTAACTGATCTTGAGGGATGGCCTGGTGCTTTACAATACGCTGACCTCGCGGCACTTGGTAATCTTTCTGACATGATGGATTATCGTAGTGTAGAAACTAAAGCTATTATTGATATGGGTTTACAAAATATTAAAAATCCTTTCTTCTATTATATGTGCGAGAAAAATAAATTTAGTATTGATAAAATGGGCGGAATTAATTATATGTCAATGGCATTTTATGTCACTCCATTTATTAATGCAATTGTTCGTTCTGGCACAATGGAGGAAAAAGATTTAGTTTTTAAATCAATGTTAAAATTTTATGCTTTTGATAAGATTGAGAGTGGTAAACGTGGTCACAAAGGAGAATTGGTACCAAGAGTTGAAGAAGCAGTTAGAATTGCAGCTAACGTCAAAGCTAGACAAACAAAGCTCCAAGATGCTGCAATGGATTTGCTCGAGCAACGAATTCAATCTGACAGATTGACAGAAAATGGTATTATCATCTGTTGCTGCGAACCCGGAGAAGTGGAAAAGAATCTCGCCGGACTTGTCGCCAATAAGATTCAAGCGAAATATCAGCACCCATGTCTCGTTCTCACAAGGTCAAAAGGGAAAGATGATAAAGAGTATTATTATAGAGGAAGTGCCAGAAATTATTCTATGTCAGAAATAGAAGATATGCGGCAACTCTGTGAAAATACTGGCGATGTAGAATATGCGCAAGGTCACAGTTCTGCGTTTGGTATCTCTATTCCTGAATCTAAATTAAAAGATTTTATTAAAAAGACAAATGCAATCTATAGTGAAACCGCACAAGAGCCTGTATATTGGGTTGACTTTGAATGGTTTAATAAAGACATTGATAGTCAAAAAATCTTAACGATTGCTCAAGGAAAAGAATTTTGGGGTCAAGGTTTACCAGAACCTTATATTGCTATACGTGATATTCCATTAGAATCTGTTCAGCTTTTATCTCCAGATAAGCATCCTACACTCAAGATACACTTATCTAATGGAGTAGATATTATGAAATTTAAATCTTCATATGAAGAATATGAGCAGTTTATTAAACCAAATATGTATTTAACTGCGGTTTGTAGATGTGCTAAAAATGAATGAGCTGGGCGTGTAACTGCACAACTTATTATTGAAGATTTTTATATTAATGAGAAGTGAGTGTTTTAGTAATTGACAGAAGCAAAATAATATGGTATAATTAATTTAGAAAATTAAGAGAGAAAGAGGTTTAAATGGCGCGATTTGAGATGCATAGTCATAGTGATATGAGTAATATTCGTCTTATTGATTGCATTAATACAGTTGACTCTCTTGTTGATTATGCCATTGAAATTGGTCTTGAAGGTATTTGTTTAACTGATCATGAAGCTCTTGGCAATTGGGTTAAACTTGATCAAAAGAGACAACAAGTTCAAAAAGATCATCCAGATTTTAAGATTGGATATGGAAATGAAATTTATCTTGTGGATGAACGTGGGGCTGATAATATTCACAATAATGGTGGAAAATATTTTCACTTCATCTTAATTGCTAAAGACCCAATAGGTGCTAAGATGTTGCGGAAACTCTCTTCAAATTCTTGGATGAATAGTTATTTTGATCGTGGTATGGAGAGAGTTCCCACTCTTAAAAGTGAAGTTGAAGCCTGTATTCGAGAATTTGGTAAAGGTCATCTTATTGCATCTACTGCTTGTCTAGGTAGTGAATTAGATTATTGTATTCTTGAAATGGATAAGGCTGAAAAGCTAAATAATCTTGAAGGTAAAATAGAATATTATAATAGAATTGTTGATTTTATTGAGTGGTGTGAATATTTCTTTGGTGATGATTTTTATCTTGAAGTACAACCTGCTCAGAGTAAAGAGCAATTAATTGTTAATAAACGTATGAAAAGTATTGCAGATTACTTTGGATTAAAAGTTGTTGTAACAACCGACGCACATTATCTTCGTAAAGAAGATAGAGAAGTTCATAAAGCTTTTCTTAATTCTAAACAAGGTGATCGAGAAGTTGATAGTTTTTATAGTTATGCGTATCTTCAGACAACAGAAGAAGTAATTCAAAATCTTGAAGGAACAGGTTTTGATTATTATATGCTTGAGTTGAATACTCATGAAGTAAAAAATAAGATTCAAAATTTTGGTTTTGAACATAAGCAACAGGTTCCGCAAGTTCCAGTAAAAGATTATCCTAAAGTAATGTCTAAAATGGGATATAAAACTCTTGATTATCTTTATTCAAGTGATAATCCGCAAGAAAGATATTGGGTAAATTATTGTTGCGATAAACTTAGAGAATTAAATCTTTTTAATGATATTTATCTTGCACGACTTGAAGAAGAAGCTGATATTCAAAAAGTAATTGGAGATAAACTTGGAACTTGCATGTTCGCATATCCAATCTTTTTGCAGCATTATATTGATTCATTCTGGGAAATTGGATCTACAGTAGGTGCGGGACGAGGTTCTGCATGTTCTGGATTGAATCATTATCTTCTTGGTATTACTCAGCTTGATCCAATTAAATATAATCTTCCTTATTGGAGATATAGTAATAAGGAACGTATTGAGCTAGGTGATATTGATATTGATATTTGTCCATCAAAGAGAGAAGAAATTTTTGCTTCAATCCGAGAAGAAGTTGGACAGCTTGGATGTGTACAGGTTTGTACATACGGCACAGAAACAACACGTTCAGCAATTTCAACTGCTTGTCGTGGTTATCGTTCAAAAGATTTTCCTGATGGAATTGATAACGATGTAGCTCAGTATATGACAAGTCTCGCTCCAAGTGAACGAGGATTTGTTTGGCCGGTACATGATTTGGTTTATGGTAATGAAGAGAAAGATCGTAAGCCAGTTAAAAATTTCTTGGCAGAGGTTAGAAAATATCCAGGACTTCTTGAAATTATTGAGAAGATTGAAGGATTGATTAATCATAGAGGTATTCATGCAAGTGGCGTAAACTTTTACATGGATGATCCTTTTGATAGTGCTTGTTTTATGAAAGCGACAAGTGGAGCAATTGTAACTCAATTTTCTCTTCATGATGCAGAGTATTGCGGCGACGTTAAATTTGATTTTCTTGTTACAGAAATTCAAGATGTAATTGTTCAATGTCTTAATATGTTAAGTGAATATAATGAAGTTGATCAACATTTGACTCTGCGACAATTATATGATAAATATCTTCATCCAGATGTTCTTCCAATAGAAGATAACAAGATATGGGATACTCTTGCAGAAGGTAAAGTATTAAAACTTTTTCAGTTTGATAGTCAAGTTGGAAGTCAAACTGTAAAGATGTTGCGGCCAAGGTCACCACGTGAAATGGCAAACTGTAATTCTGTAATGAGATTGATGGCTGCGGAAAAGGGTGGAGAAACTCCAACTGAGAGATATAAAAGAATGAAAGATAATATGTCTCAGTGGTATGATGAAATGCGACGATGGAGGATTTCTTCATCAGATCAAAAGATTCTTGAAAAGTATTATCTTGAAACATATGCGACGCCCGCACAGCAAGAAGATATGATGATGATTTTGATGGATGAAGATATTTGTAATTTTAGTCTTAAAGAAGCTAATGATGCCCGCAAGATTTGTGCAAAGAAACAAATGAATCGTATTGAAGAGTTGCATGAATTGGTTTTATCAAAAGCAACTTCAAGACAGCTTGGTGAATATGTTTGGGAAACTGCAATTAAGCCGCAAATGGGATACAGTTTTAGTCTTATTCATAGTTTGGCATATAGTTTTGTAGGACTTCAAACAATTTATCTTGCAACATATTTTGATCCTGTCTATTGGAATACTGCATGTCTTAGAGTAGATGCAGGACTTGATGAAGATGCAAGTAGTAATTATGGTAAAATTGCAAAGGCAGTAGGTAATATTATTCATCGTGGTATTCCAATGTCATTAATTGATATTAATAAGTCTGGATATATGTTTGAGCCAGATGTAGAAACTGGTAGTATTGTATATGGACTTAAAGGATTAAATGGTGTTGGTGGAGAGATTATTCAAGAAATTATTGAAAATCGCCCATATGAAGGATTAGTTGATTTCCAAGAGAAAGTTAAAGTTAAAAAGCCAGTTTTGATTTCATTAATTAAGAGTGGTGCATTTGATAAATTTGGAAATCGAGAAGATATAATGCGGGAATACGTTTGGTCAATTTGTGAACCAAAAAAGAGAATTACATTACAAAACTTCAATGGATTAATGGAAAGAAATCTTATTCCTGCAGAATTAACATTTGAAAAAAGATTATTCGTATTTAATAAGGCTCTTAGAAAATATTGTAGAGTTAATGATTATCTTTTGGTAAATGATAACTTCTATGATTTTTATGAAGAGTTTTTCGATGTAGATTTGCTTGAACCTTTTGAAGAAGGATTAGCAATCAAAGAAACAACATGGAAAAAAATATATACAAAAGGTATGGATAAAGCTCGTAATTATTTTAGAGAACATCAAGATGAATTGCTAAATCAGCTTAATCAAACTTTATTTAATGAAGTTTGGAATAAATATGCGGCTGGTACATTAGCTACATGGGAAATGGATAGTCTAGGATTTTATTATCATGATCATCCATTGAAAAATCTTGATAAGTTAAGTTATAATGTAATTCCATACAATCAACAACCGGATACTCCGCCAGTTGAAAGAACTTTTAAACGTAATGGTATTGATATTCCATTGTTTAAAACTTGTAGAATTGTGGGCGCGGTTGTTGCAAAAGAAGATAATAAATCTTGTATTAGTATTCTAACTCCTGAAAGTGGAGTAGTTACAGTTAAAATGAGTAGAGATTATTATGCAAGATTAAATCGACAAATGAGTCAAGTTCAACCAGATGGTACTAAAAAAGTAATGGAAAAAGGTTGGTTTACTCGTGGAACATTAGTAATGGTGAACGGATTTAAACGTTCTGGAATGTTCTTCACAAAGTCATATCGTCATACGAAATCTCATCAGTGTTATCGTATCTTGACGGGAGTAAAAAATAATGGTAAAATAGATATGACAGCATGGAGATGGGGAGAAGAAGGTGACGATGAAAACTAAATATTATGTAGGAGATCCTATGATTCCTTGGTGGGTTGAAAAATTGGCCCACCAAGGGCTTATTAAAGCTGTTAGAGAATCTGCCGCAATTACTTTCTTTATGGTTTATAAAGATAGCTTTGATGATACCGACGATCATTATCTTTATGATGGAGATTATATTGAATTAGATGAAGAAACTGGAGCTGTTACAATTGGTCACGCAGATTGGGAAAAAGCTCTTGCAGAAGATTTTCAAAAAGTAAATTGGGATAAATTTGTAAGTTCTTTAAGAAAGACAGTCAAAGATAAAGAACGGAAGGAAGAAAATGAAACCAATTATTATAGCAATTACTGGGCCTAGTTGCGCGGGTAAAGATACTTTAATGCGGCAGTTATATTGAGAATTTTCCAAAGACTATGAAAAATTAGTTAATTATCCAGATGTATATTATATAGTTAGTTCAACTACTCGGCCGCCAAGAAAAAATGAAATCAATGATAGGGATTATCATTTTATCACTAACAAAGAATTTCTACATAAGATTATTAATAATGAAATGTTAGAATGGGCTCCTTTTCATAATTGGAAATATGGAACAGAAAAAAGATCAATTAGTGATAAACCTAAAGCAATTAATATTGGAGTTTTTAATCTCCAAGGAATTGATAGTTTAAATAATCAAACTGATTTTAGAATTATTCCAATCTATCTTCAAGTTCCTTGGAAAGAAAGATTGCGGCGATCTATTAAACGTGAGGGACATTTAACTTTTGAAATGATTCGTCGCTTGTTCACTGATTATAAAGATTTTAAAAACCCATGGGAAATTTTAAATAAGAGTGGTAATCTTTTAACTTATTCTGGAGATTATAATATAGATGATGTCATGCGCGATGTTCTGGGCAAAATTAAATAATATATATAAATAAAAATACATTTAATAAGTAAGGAAAAATCATTCGATATAAAATGATAGGAGATTTATGTTAATATTATTTTCTACTGGTTGCCCTAAATGTCGAGTGTTAGAGCAAAAATTAAATAAACAAAATATTGCTTTTGAAATTTGTGATGATATGCAAGAAGTAATAGATAAAGGTTTTATGTCTGCACCAATTCTTAAACTTGGAGACGATTATATGGATTTTGTAACAGCTGTTACTTGGTTAAATGAAGAAGCTGCTATGAAATCTGACTGTGATAGTTGCCAAATTTAAGGAGTATATATGAAGCTTAATGTAAAATTAAATAAGAATTTTCAAACTCAATTTAATAGGATGGTTGAAAAATATGGTGAAGAGTTTCTAAAACTTCAAGGTTTTGATGAAGCTACTCTTAGTTTTACAGATTTTATTGAAGGATTTATTGATTCTGATAACGTAGCTAATACTTCTATTGATGCTAATGCTAATATTGCTCAGAAAGATATTGTAACTTTACTTTCTGAAATGTCTAAACCAGATCAAAAATTATTAGTCTTTAACAAACTTTATTATGAGATTAATAAAAAATATGGATATAAAATTGCCAATGAAGCTATGGAAGCTATGTGGTCGTATTCTCTTTATATGCACGATTTTAATACTGCCACTTTAGTTCCATATTGTTTTGCATATGATATTAAACCAATAGCAGAAAAAGGACTATTCTTTATTCAAGGTTATAATGCTAAGCCTGCGAAACATTTAGATAGTTTTATTCAAATTTTAATGGAAGCAATTGCTTTCCTTAGCCGCAGACAATCAGGAGCTTGCGGCCTACCTAATTTAATTCCATATCTTTACTACTATTGGAGTAGAGATGTAGCTCAAGGATATTATACCAAAGACCCAGAAACTTATAAGAAGCAACAAATCCAGGCTCTTATTCATCGTTTAAATCAGCCTTGGGTTCGTTCAGATCAAGCTGCATTTACTAACGTAAGTGTATTTGATCATCCTTATTTTGAAGCTATCTTTGGTGGCGGAGAGTTTCCTGATGGTAGTTTTATGATTGATGAAGAAGATGAAATCATTGAATTTCAAAAAGATTTTATTAATGTCGTAAATGAAATTCGTGAAGAGAATGTATTTACATTCCCTGTTCTTACTGCATCTTTACTTTATCAGGATGGAAAATTTGTAGACGAAGAGTTTGCAAAATGGGCTTGCGAAGCATCCCGCAAATGGAATATTTTTAATTTCTTTACTGATTCTACAGTTAATAGTCTTTCTAATTGTTGCAGATTAAAGAGTGATATTACGGATCTTTATTTTAATTCAATTGGAGGAACAGCTCTTGAAGTTGGTTCTGCTAAAGTGTCTACTCTTAATATTGCACGTCTTGCTTATCAAAGTGAAAGCGAACAAGATTTCTTAGTTAAATTGCGCGATTTAACTAAACTTAATTTAAAGATTCTAGATGTTCAACGTAATATTATTTATCGTAATGTAGAAAAAGGTTTGCTACCAAACATTTCTTGTGGTCTAATGAATCTTGATGCTATGTACTCTACAGTTGGAGTAAATGGTATTTTTGAAACAATGAAGACATTTGGATATACAGAAGTAGATGACTTTGGTAATTATAGCTACACAGACCAAGCATACGATCTTGGACAGCGTATTTTTAAAGTAATTCAAAATTGCATTGATAACTTTGCTTTAGATAAAGATTATAAAATTAATATTGAGCAAGTTCCTGCAGAGCAGGCCGCAGTAAAACTTCAAAAAGCTGATGAATATTTATATCCCGATCAAGTTGTTAAAGATTTACCTTTATACGGTAATCAATGGATTCCTCTTGGAATTAAGGCTACTATCCAAGAGAGAACAAAAATCTGTGCGGCATTTGATAGTTATTGTAATGGTGGATCAATCGAACATATCAATGTAGATGCACCTTTTACTAATTTTGATCAAGCTTGATACATGTTAAATTGGGTTGCACAACAAGGTGTTACTTATTTCGCTTTTAATGGTAAAGTAGCTCAATGTAAAAATTATCACAGTTTCTATGGAAAAGTTTGTCCAATATGCGGCGAACCTGTAGAAACAGAATATACTCGTGTAGTTGGTTTTTATACTCCAACAAAGAGCTATTCTAAACAGCGTAAAGCAGAGTTTAACCTTCGTCAATGGGATAATTTAAATGAAAATTAAAGGTATTATTTTTGAAGATTTTATTAATTACAAAAAACCGTCTATGGTAATTGAGTTTCCATATTGTAATTTTAAATGTGATAAAGAATGTGGACAACAAGTATGTCAAAATTCTAAGTTAGCTAAAGCTCCTAATAAAGATGTTTCTATAACTAATCTTGTAAAAACATATATGAATAATAATATTACTGAAGCAATTGTTTTTCAAGGACTAGAACCTTTTGATTCAAAAGATGATCTCTATCAATTAATAAAAGTATTTAGAGAATATACTAATAATGATATTGTTATTTATACAGGATATACTGAAACAGAACTTGATTATGAAATTGAAACATTAAAACGCTTATTTAAAAATATTATTATTAAATTTGGCCGTTTTATTCCAGATCAACAATCTCGTTTTGATGAAATTTTAGGAGTAACATTAGCGAGTTCTAATCAATATGCTAAAAAGATTTGTTAGGAGTTTCTATGGTTTGTTGTTGTGCTTTAGCTGGAACAGCAGCTTGTAATAATTGTTTTAATAGGACAGGTAGCTATAGTTATTCAACTAATACAACTTTTCCTGATATTAAAAAAACTCAAAACAATCCTATTATTATTAATTACAATTATATAATCCAAGAACAAAAAAAGAAGAAGAAAAAGAAATAATAAAAGGGTAGATATTTGAAATATCTACCCTCTATTTTTTTATCTATTGACAGAAAAAAATTTTTTTGTTATAATATATATAGAAAATGATGAAAGGAGTGTTTTTATGGCTGATGTAGCACTTGGTAATTTATATGAACTTAATAAGCAAGTTATGGCACAACTTCCACCGCAGAGCGATGAAATTTTAAATCGCAATTGAACAATTATTGGAGATTGATTTGGTAGAGATCAAGATCGATGGTTCATGCTAATGTGTAAAGAACGTTCTGATTTTACTTTATTTCATATTACAGACCATCAATTTGTAAAAGCTATCCAAGAGTTGAAAGAAGTACTAGAAGAGCGTGGTCAAATCCTTGCAATTCAATATTTACATGGTGAAGATGCTTTTGAGATTTGAGTAAAAAATGATGAAGAAGTATTTATGTTTATGCTTTTCTCTGCGGGATGAATGGTAATTGAAATTTAAGAAGGTGACTAAAATGTACAAACTAGTTGTAATAGCAGATCCTTTACAGGAAACAGAAATTTATGAAGTTACTTCAATGGGAGATTTACATAAAATTTCTCAGTTAAAAGTTCCGCAGGAGTCTGTTGAATTTATTAAAAATTATTCTAACAGTGTTAAAGAAAAAGTAGATGTAACTTATGTAGGACCTACAGATTATATTCGTTACTTTATAAGTCAAGCTAATAATCTTGAATATGTATATGCGCATATGAATGAAATTGGAGGATAAATGATTAAATATCTAATTAAGAATACTGCAGAAATTCGTGTAGAGTCCGAAGAAGATGCCAATGCTCTTCATAAAGAATATGAAGATTTTGCTCGTGATAATGCTTATATTCTAAATTCTTGGTCGCAAACTTATCGTACTAAAAAGTCTGGCGGAGAAATTGTAGAAGAATGGTGGATTTGTAAAGTTGTTCTAATCTTTAACGATGCTAAGGCTCCTGATATTCCTCTTGATAATATTGATTTTAATATGCAAAAACTTATTTCTATGGATAATATTTCTCCTTGGGATGAGGCGTAATGAAATTTATGAGAATACATTGCACAGATAAATCTGATGATTTTATTATAAATATTAAATATCTTCCAGGTGCGCATGAGCTCGAGCAGGTAGAGTGAGGTTCTTGAATTGATCTTTATACTTATGAAGAAACGAGTTTAAAGCAAGGTGATCAGAAATATATTAATCTTGGTATTGCAATGAAATTACCAGAAGGATATGAAGCAATTGTAGCTCCACGTTCTTCTACATTTAAAAATTGGGGAATTACTCAGACCAATAGTATTGGAGTTATTGACTCTACTTATTGCGGAGATAATGACATTTGGATGTTTCCTGCTCATGCAACTAAAACAATAACAATTCCCGCAGGAACACGTATTTGTCAATTCCGAATCCAAAAGGAACAACCTAAAATTACATTTAATAAAGTTGAGACTCTTGGAGAGAAAGACCGCGGCGGGCTAGGGAGCTCTGGTCTATAATGCGGCGAACATTAGCATTAGATCAAGCTAGTCGTGTCACTGGCTGAGCTATTTACGATAATAAGAATTTAGTTACAAGTGGTCATTTTTCAATTGCCGCAAATAAAACTATGCAACAAAGATTGTTATCTTTTATTGATCATTTAAATGAATTAATTGATAAATATAATGTAGAAAAAATTTATTATGAAGGTATTCAATATCAAAATAATATTGAAACATATAAAAAATTAGCATATATTCAAGCTATGATTATATATAATACTACTGTTCATAATTTGCCTATCTTAGAATTAACTCCATCACATTGAAGAAGTCTTATTAAAGATAAACATGGAGTTAAATTTGGTCGTTCACGAACTGAACAAAAACAAAAAGCACAAGAATTTGTAAAAGAACATTTTAATATTAACGCTACTGAAGATGAAGCAGATGCGATTTGTTTGGGGTACGCAGGAATATTAGAGGACGAAAAAAATAAATCTGCTTTTTAAAGCTAATAAAAAAGAGGGGTATACTCGTAAGAGTATACCCCTTATTTTATTTTCAAGGATTATTCTTAGAATTAAGAGACTTTTGTAATCCTTTAACTGAATTAGGACCAAAATAACCATCAGCACCATCTGGGCCAACACTAAACTTATGTTTAATTAAAAATTCTTGAATCTTCTTAGAAGTATCTGGTCCCCAATATCCATCTACATCTGCACCGACTTTCTTTTGAATTGCTTTCACTAAAGCAGATCCAGTGCGTTCTCATGTAACAGATACAATACCTTTAAAATATTCTTGATTACCTTTAAGCTGACCAGAGATAACACCATCTACAGGTGTTCCTAAAGATTTCTGTCAAGCTTTGATTGTTTCATATCCACCAATACCATCTACTGCAAGTTTAGTAGAGGTTGTAGTCTTATTAGTGGTGGTAGAACTAGAAGTAGTTGTTTTAGCTCCGCCCGTAGTAGCACCTTGATAACGAAGAATGCAATCCCATCCATGACTATAGGTATAAATATTCTTTACATTAGTCTCATTACCAGACTGGTCACCGGTTTGGCCACCAGTTGCGCGACCACGTTCATCAATAGATGCCTGAGCAATTTTAGCGTTTCAACCATTTCCAGAAATAACTGCGGCAGTATGGTAATTGTCATTTAATAGAATATCACCGGGCTGTGCTTTAGATAAATCTGCGGGAATACGTTTCCATCCTCGAGCTGTAAGATTACTAGACATATTACCAGTATAACTTGCGCTTCCAGTATCAAATCCAGCCTTCTTTAAAGCTCAAATTACAAGGGAAGAACAATCACATTCTCCACCATCATAAATATTTTGACGCTGATATTGGTCATATCCAAGAGATCATACAGCACATGCAGTATACATTCATTCACAAAACTTAGTAAGTTTATCTGAATCTTTAACTCTCTGTTCATTCTTATCATTCTCTAATTTATTTTGTTTAGCTTTAATACGAGAAGGATAATTAATAACACATCAATTAAAATCTGTACAACCAGATACGTCATCATAATATAAAGCACCATCAGTTAAACGTTTAGTGCCTTGTTGTCACATACCAATGTCACCCGCGGCAGTTGGTCAATCACGCTGCCATCAAGCAATTCAATTAGCATATTCATCTAATTCATCTTTGTTAACATTATTTAATCAAGCAGAACCCTGTATATAGAGTCCCGCATAATATCCAGCTTTAATAAGAGTATCGCAGAAAGTTTTAATTATTGCAGTTAGTGTGCTCTTGGATAATTTAAATTGACGAGGATCTTCTACATCCATATAGATGGGCATATCAAAATCATGTCCTTTAAGTAATCCAATAATATGCTCTGCATCTTTCTTTGCTTCAGCTACAGAGGTGCATACAGTATAATAATACGCTCCAACATGTAGACCTGCGGCTTTAGCTTTTTTGTAATTAGTTTCGTATTGAGAATCGGTATAACGACCTAATTTAGTTTCATTACCACCACATTTAACAATTACGCCTCATAGATTATGTTTTTTTATCCATAAGGCGTAATTTACATTACCGTCTCAATGAGAAACATCAATAACGGCTTTACGTTCCATTTTTACTCCTTTGTGAAATGTTTTCCTTGAAGGAAGTCATCTGTATCATCTACAGAATCGCCATATTGAATTTCTGGAATAGCCATTGCATCTGCATATGTTGCAGGAAGGCCAATCATATTCTTAAATGCTTCGTACATACCAGTAGAAGCAAGACCACTAATCATACCAGTAACGATAGTTGGTAAGTCTAAAGTTCCAAAACTTCAAACAGCAGCTGCAACTCCAAGAATTGCAGAAATAATAGGAATAAAACTATTTAAAATTTTATTGTGTAAAGTATGTAAGGTATATCCAATACCTAAGCACGCAATTAAAATAATTGGTGATATATAATTAGTTATAGTTGAGAGGTCCATAAACTACTCCTCTTCTGGTAAATCTTCTTCCTCTTCTACGGGAGTGATATATCCTTCTTCTTCAAGCTCTAGAAGCATCTGTGCACGCTGAGTGTCAGAAAGTTTAGGATAAGAATCAATTACATCAACAGCATTTTCACCATGCTTGATTCGAAGAATAACAGCTTTTTTAATAATCTTATAAGCAACAGCAGTTACCATAATTATTACCTACCTTTCATTTATAATGGAATTGATACAGTTGGATTTTGTAATATGTAAGCAGAAGCTCTAAAATAATAATTACTAGAAGTACTAGTCATAGGCTCTGATGTCTGTCAGTATAAATTAGGCGTTAATGGAGTTGAATCAGTATATGCAGTTCCTCCATGTAAATATGCTCTATCTGTTGTTTTACCTGTTGATATATCTATTTCAAAAATAGGAGCTACTATATCTGTACCAGTAGCTATCGTGACTGTTTGATTTGCAGTTGTTGGTTGGCTAATCTTTAATATAATAAAAAACATACCTAAACAATTTCATCTTGCAAAACGAATTAAAGAAGGAGTAATACCAGAAGAAAAATTAAAAAATGTATTTGTTATACCAGTATCACTATTTTCATTAAAAAGAACAAAATCATTTTTATCTTGTATGTTATTTAATTTATCTCGAGCAATAGCATCACATATATCATACGTAGTATCCCCTACTTGAATTTGAGAAATTTTATTTGTATTTTCAGCCATTTTATTCAATCCTTCCTATGTATGGCGGCATCGTTCCATATATATTTAACATAGGCATTATTTTCTCCTTTTCTTTCTTTAGTTTTAATCTAAATCAAATTCTTTATTCTTAATGTTGAAATAAATTAAATTTCTTCTTCGGCTCCACCTAAGAGATCGGCCATAACAAGTAGAATATCATCAAGAGTTTCTTGATTTTCTGCAACTCTATCTTCAATATCACTACCAGCGAGTTCTGCTACGACTTCAAATAAATCATTAGTGTCAGATTCTATTGTATTAAGTCGTTCAGGACCTTTTGCTAAAAAGACATTATCAGCTAATTCTTTTTCTGTATAAAGAATATAGCGAAGAATAATCTCTTCTTCTTCATATGCTTCAACTTTAGGTTGATCAATTACATATCGAATAGAAGCACTTTTTATTTGAATAGAAGGATCTTCTTTACTAGGGAGATATTTGAAAGCACCCGTTGTTTCATTGATTATTTTAATGCGAGGATCATTTTCTTTTAAGAAAAGAGTTTCTCCTGTATTTAATTCAAGATAACTAACAAAATAATGACCTTTTTCAGGAACCATTTCATGATAATGAATAATTTTTTCTTTTTCTAAGTGACCCAAATTTAAATCGGGATCAAAAATTTCATTTCCTTCATTATCTAAAATTCGATATTGATTATCCATTGGAACTATTAACTCCTCTCTTTTGCTTTAATATTAATCATCAGAAATATCAACTACTCTAGCAGTTGTCTTTCATAAAAGCATTCTAGCTCTTATTTGAAATGAATTAGGAGTTATTGTAGTAGATCTTAAATTATAAAAAGATAACACACATCCTCCACCAGTGGATCCTGATTCTGATGCATTGGCCATTTCTGTTAATACTAAATCTGTAGGTGTACCTTCAATACCTACCACTCCTAATTGATGATATCCCTTTTTTAAATATTCGTCTTGAATATTTTTTGTATGATCCGAACTTAAAGTTCTTAAAGTAATACTGCTTGTTGTTTTACTAGGAAAATGAGTAGAACTAGAATAATTACAAACTCTAACTCATTTAAAAAGAGTCTGATTTACGGTACCTGTAAGATTGCCTATAGTAGCAGCATTAGTAGTTGCTGTATCAAGAGCTTCTGTTGCTTTGTCAAAAGTATCTGATATTGCCTCATTTAATTGTACCATACTTGCACGAGCTCCTGCATCTTGTATATCGTAGGTTGTATTACCCACTTTAATTTGTGAAATCGTTGGATTAGCCATAAATTAATAACCTCCTTCAATTAATATTAATTTTGTAGTGCCAGAAACGATACTACCATCATTAGTTGAATTAATTACTAATTTATAACTTGAAATATCTGGAGTATCAACTGTAGTATCAAGATTAGTTATACTATTATTATTTTTATCATATCTATATAATTTTTCAATACGATCAATTACATGATTATGAGGAATGGTAAAATTAAATCTATGTAAATCAGCATGTTTAAAATATAATACATGCGCACTTGAAGTATCTTCTAAATAATTTTCTAAATCACTACTATAAGCAATAATACTGCCTTCTCTTGGAGGATTATCTCCTATAATTAGTTGATCTTTTAAATAGGATACTTCAATGATTTGTATAGGATCTAATCTAGAATCTTCATTACCATCAATTAAATAATCTGAATTTTTAACTTGATTTTGTAAAAATTCTAGTCTAGATGGACACCCTGTTTGAATTGCATTACTATATTGTGCCACGTCTTCTGTTGCATCAAGTAAATTTTTAAGATAAGTTTTTCAAAAAGATTCTACTAATCTTGCAACAGAACTTATTTTAGATGTGGTAATTATTTGATTCCAATTATATTGATATCACTTTGATCAAGCAAGATCTTTATTTATTGCATAAATTATATAAGTAACTCCTGCATCATTATATTCTAATGTATGTCATATTTGAATAACAAGATTATTATTTAATGTTATATATGTAGTATATTCTTCAAAATTTGAACTTAATTTATAACCAGTATAATCTTCTACATGAGTTCCACCCATATCTAGCAAATATTCTCCCCTATCTTCCTCTACGGGAATTATATTACTATTTATAGTATACATAGGATTATTATTTTCATCAACAAGTAAATCTAAATCTAATAAAGCATCATTATTTTCACTTGGAGACGTAATTCCAAACCAAGTAGGAATATGTAATCTTGGGAGGGGTAAATCCCCTAATTGTTCATATGGAGTTGCTGTCATTTTTACCCCTCTCAATTATTTATTCTTCTGATCCACCTAATAAATCAGCTATAACTAATAATAAATCTTCAATTGTTTCTTGAGCTTCAGCTAACGATGTGGGACCATTAGCTAAAAATTCTTTATCTGAAAGTTCTTTTTCTGTATAAGGAACATATCTATAAAAAGTTTTTATTTCATCTCATGCGGGAACTAGAACGTTATCAATTACAGGAGCAATAGTTTGACCAACAATAGTTCGTTCTGGTTCACCATCTAGGGATTGATAATTAAAAATTCCCTTTTGACTATCAATAATTTTAACATGAGGATCATTTTCATTTTCAACTTTATAAACTTCTCCATCAGTAAATCTAAAAGAGACAACTTTATAATGTCATTGTTCTGGAATAGATTCGTGATGAATATTAAATTCTTCTTTTCTAAGATAGCCAAGTTTAAGATCTGGATCAGTAATTTCTTGGTTATCTTGATCTAAAATTGGATACTCATATGAAAAACCAGTGTCTTCTACTGATTCAATATTTTCTTCTAAGAGCTCGTCCATTTATAGCTCCTTTCCTTAACTATCCTAAAACTATAAAAGCTTCTCTACTTCATGTATTAGCACCATCAATACTATATTCATTTGTTGCTAAATTTCTAATAAATAAATTCGTTTGAAAACCAGAACTATGAGTAATATACGTAACCATTACTGTATTTACAGTATGTCATCCTAATGTTCCTAATCAAACACCTTCCGTACTTTCTTCGTAATCTTCATCAAGAAGGTATCCCGAACCTGGTGGATAACATGCGACTTGTCTTTGTACCCCTATTAAACCTGCAGTAGATACTCCTGGAAGAGGTGTAACTCCTGATGCAAGAAATTTATTAACAGATATTTTAAAATTATTTAATCTGGTAATAGCAGTATCACTTTTTGTTTTTGCATTAGAAGCATTAGTTCTAATTGTAGACAAATCAGAAATAGTATTTTGTTTTCCAGCAAGAGAAGCTCGTGCAGTAACATCATGTATATTATAAACATTTTCACTTATTTGAAGTTGTTTAATATATGGCATTTTACTTCTCCTTTTTATCCTAATTTAATATAAACATCTTTACTATTAGCATCACCTATTGCTACTGTTACTGTTCCAGTTCCGACTTTTCTTGAATAAAGTATTGTATTACCGCCAGAATAATATACTCTTTGTACAATAAGAGAAGCAGCGCCAGGATTAAAACCAGTAGCTCCTAAAAAAGTATATCCAGATGGAGCTGTTTTATCATCTAAAGTTATAGTTTTTGCAGTTCCCAATCGTCCTGCAGCTGGACCTGCAGCAAAAGTTACTTGAGCACTATTTTTTGCAGCTTTATAGGTTATATCAAAATTATTTAATCTATTAATTGCAGTTGTAGCATTTGTAGCTCCAGTAGAAGCATTACTTCTAATTGTAGATAAATCAGAGATAGTATTTTGTTTTCCAGCAAGACTTGTACGACTGTCAGCGTCACAGATATCATATACTGTATTACCTATTTGAAGTTGTTTAACATCTGCCATAATTCATCTCCTTTTTATCCCTTTTTAAAATATACATCTCTACAACTTGCATCACCTATTGCTACTGTTACAGCAGATGTAGTCATATTTCTACCATTTATATAACTAATACCGGCTAAATGATTTAACTTTGTAGTAATTATTGCTGGCGATCCAGGATATCATCCAGCAGTTCCTAAAAACTTATGCCCAGAAGGCGCGGTTTTAGTACTCATTGTTAATCTACTTTCAGCGCCTAATGCTCCTTGAGCACTAGAAGCAGCAAAAGTGATTTTACTTGCATTTGTTGCTGTTACGGCACTAAAACTAAAATTACCAATTCTAGTAATTGCTGTTGCTGCTTGAGTTTTACCTGTAGAAGCATTTGATCTAATCGTAGATAAATCAGAGATAGTATTTTGTTTTCCTGAAAGACCTGATTGAACAGTGGCATCACAAAGATAATAATTCATATCACCTATTTTAATTACTTGAATATCTGCCATTTTAACTCCTTATGAAATGCCAGTAACAACAGTTTTTTTAGTAACTCCGGTTACAACAGTTTTCTTTGAAATATTTGGAATTGTAAAAGCAGTACCCAAAGTTGGAGCAGATCCAACAGAAGTAACATTTGGAATAGATTTTGCAGTATAAGATAAACTTGGCAATGTACCAACTGCAGTCACATTTGGAATTGACTTTGCTGTATAAGATAAACTTGGTAAAGTTCCAACTGCTGTAACATTTGGAATTGATTTTGCACTATATGATAAACTTGCAGCTGTGCCTGCAGTTACGGTAGCAGAAGCTCCATTTGTAACCTGGTCTTCTCCACCATTTAAAACATATTCAGGGAAAATTACTCTTTCATTTGTTGAATCATAAGTAATCTGTACTGCATTAACACCAGAGACTACTGTATTTGGAGTTACTGCAGTTGGGGTATTTGTAGTTCAACCTGTAATGTCATCCGCAGGGATTGCCGTTCCTAATGTTGGTAATGTACCTGCACTCCATGCAGTAATATCATCTGCAGGAATCGCAGTTCCAAGAGTTGGTAATGTACCTGCAGATCATGCTGTAATATCATCTGCGGGAATTGCTGTACCTAAAGTTGGAGCAGAACCTACAGATGTAACATTCGGTACTGTAAAAGCTGTACCAACTGTGACTGAATCGCCAGTAGTTACAGTAACAGAATCTCCTGTAGATACTGTACCATGTATTGCACTTGAATCTTTAATATTATAGGTAGTGCTACCTAATTTTATTTTTGAAACATCAGCCAATTAATCTCACCACCTAAATATTCATTGTTATTGTATCACTTGCATAAGTGAATAAATTCTTTCAAGAAGGACTTCAATCTGTTGCTTTGTGTCCTTTTTCTAATTTTACATTTTTTATAGTAACAGTGGTTCCCGCAGTTGTATTACCACTTGCACCTAATCTTCCAGCAATACAATTTTTTAATGCGGCTGCACCACTATTAAAAGTTCATGTTACTCAATATTTTTTATATTCAGTTGTTAAAGTAAAGGTAGAATTACCATCAGAAGATGTTCCTGTAATACCTTGATTATTAACACAAGAAGCATTTTGAACAATACCAGATGCGTTATTATAAAAATAAGAAATCATTTTTGTATTTGCTACAGATGCTTTTGCTTCAAAAGACAAAGTTCAAACATCATTAGGTTGAACCGTTGCAATATTACTTCAAACTTTAAAATCAGAATAACCAGAAGAAGGTACTGTTCCAGTAAATTCACCTTTCGAAGCAGGTAAATAATTGTATCCACCTCATTTAGAAAATCTATCAACAATAGAATAAGTAGTACCATTAGTACCTTTAATAGCTTTAATATCTGCCATATGTACTACTCCTTTCTATTGGAAAAATGTAATCGTCTCATTAGCATAAGTTGCTAGGTCATAATAAGATGGAGTTCAGTCTGTAGGTTTATTGCCTTTTTCTAATTTTGCATGAGCAAAACGGCAAGTTAAACCAGTACTATTTCCAGTCACGCACATGCCAATTAAAAATTCTCAATCAAGTTTAGCACTACTGCTTGGTTGGAATGTGAAACGATATTGTGTTCAAGTATTAGCTGGAATAGAAACATTATTTTGTGAAGTTCATCCAGTATATCCAGCTGTTGCAGACCCATTTCTTCAACCAGTATGCATATGTGCAGTTGTTGCAAGGCTAGACTTTAATCAGCAAGTAAAAGTATAAATCTCTCCAGCTTCAATTGCCCCAGGTTTGGAACATCAAGAACATCCTCTATTTCCTGTACCTGTATCATTATTAAGAACTAAAGAATTACTACTATTATCATATTCCTCTAAAGTAAATAATGAAATGGGCGAATTATATCCAGCAGTCTGTCCAAAAGTAAATGCAGCAGACATTGTAGTTGCTGGAAGTACATAATTATTAGTAGCACCTAAGAGATTTTCATTTCCAAAAGTAGAAACTTTATCTTGTAAATCATAAGTGACATTATTTAGTCCTTTAATCTGTGAAATTAAATCTGCCATAATGTCACCTACTCACTATATAATTCAATTGTTTCGTTACCAATAAATTTTGCAATATCTTCTGGCGCAGGACTTCAATCAGTTGGTTTATTACCTTTTTCTACTTTAACTTTTGCCATTCAAATTTCATCTGCGGTAGTTGTATTGCTACCAATCATTAAATTAAATCCTACACAATTTGCAGGAGCAGTGTATACAGGTGAAACATAATGGGCAGAAGTAGTAGTTAAAGCTGGAGAAAATCAAACCTGAGAAATAATACTACCAGAAGAATTCATTCAATGTATTCCCGCACAACATTTTTGGCCAGCCGTTTTAGCATATGCATCAAAAGATACTATAATTTGATCTCCTTCTGCAACATCCCCATATCCTCCACGGTGAACAGAATTTTGAGAATAGCCTTGATATTGAGTTGTGGTTGAAACAATGTGCATATAATTAATTCCATTAATTGTTACAACTTCTCTAGTAGTAGGACTTCCTCAATTTACTCAAGGTGCAGGTGGAGTAGCACTTAAAAATCTAGTATTATAAACAAGATTGCGGCCGCCCCATATAGAATAATCGTCTCTGATATTGTAATTAACATTATCAGAGGTGGCTTTTATCTGAGAAATAACTGCCATTTAAAAGCCACCACCTTTCTATGCAGGAACACTAGTTGTTGCAGATGTTCCAGTAAATGTCGAAGTATAAGTCTTAGGTACTGCAATATTACCAGTAACAAGTCGTACTGCTGTACCTGTAAAGGTAGGAGCACTAACACTACCAGCAGGTGTATAACTGCCAGTAGAAGTTATCGTTGCAGCTGTACCAGTAAATGCAGGTGCAGAGTTCGTTCCAGCAGGAGTATAATCTTGAAGGACAAGTCGTTTACCTGTGCCCGTAAATGTAGGCTGAGAAACTGTTCCGGCTGGAGTATATGATCCGGTTGAAGTAATGGTTGCAGCTGTACCTGTAAATGTAGGCTGCGTAGATTGATAAGCTGCATCTCCAGTTTTAACGGTTGTATTAGATCCCTTAGTAGGTAGTGTACCAGCAGACCAACCAGAAGCAGAACCGTTAGTTGCAGTTGTAAATGACATTACTTCATTTGAAACTGAAGTTCCTGTAATAACTGTTTGATTTGTAACTGTTAAAGTAGGTAATGTTCCAACAGCAGTAATACTATTAACAGTTGTAGTTGTGCCCGCAGTTTTAACTGAAATAGTTGGGGTACTAACTGTACCAGCTGGGGTATAAGATTTACTAACTGAAATCGTTGCAGCCGTACCACTAAATGTTGGTTGTGATACTGTACCTGCAGGAGTATATGTTGCAGTACCGCTACTTGCAGGACTAACTGTTAAACCAGTAGCTTTTGTACCTGTAAATGTAGGTGCAGCAACACTACCTGCTGGAGTATATGATTTGCTAACTGAAATTGTAGCGGCCGTACCTGTAAATGTTGGTGCACTATTCGTACCCGCAGGGGTATATGTGGTAGTTCCACTAGAGGCCGCACTAACTGTAGCAGTTTTATTTTCAGTTGTAGCAGTACTAGTTGCAACCGTACCAGTTGCAGTTACAGTATGCTTATGATTTCCCTTAGCAGCAGTAGATGCCGTATTTCCAAGAGCAAGAGAAGCACTAATTTCTACATACCCAGCAGTTGATCCACCATAACGATAAGTTTTATTTGTAGATACATCTACATAAATTTTATCTGCGGCAGCTGCAATTTCAGTAGTATGTGCAGACTCTGCATAAAATTTATTGTTATATAAATATCCTTCTTTAATTTCATCAATTGAGCCTGGAAGGACTGATGTAGGAATTGTACCAGTTAATTTACTTGCATTTAATGAACTAGATGAAGTTAAGAATCCTGTCACTGTATGAGTATGAGTTCCTGTTGCAGTAATATGGCCCTGAGCATCATATGTTACATAAGGTACTGCTAAAGTAGAACCACTAGTTGCAGAAGATGTACCTGCGGTTCCCGCAGTTACAGCATTAGTATGTTGAATAACTGTTCCATTTAATTTAATGCCAGTATTAGCAGTATATGTTGTATTATTATCAGGTACGGTAACTGTACCAAGACTTTCACCATTTTTATTTTTTAAAGTAATAGTATGATCTGAAATACTAAAACTAGCTGCATAAGAAGTCTTAATATTATTACCAGATTCATCCTGAGTTGCTTTAGTCGCGGTAGATGCATTTCCATTTAAGGGACCATTAAATTGAGTAGAAGTAACTTGCGCAGGAAAACTAGCATTTTGAGAATTATCGTAGGAATATAAATGACCCTCTTTTGCCATATTAGAAGGAGTTATCCAGCCAACGCCGCCGAATCCCATAATTCTTTGAACTGTTAAGCCATTATAATTAGTATTTCCACCATTTGCCTTAAAAATAAATCTTATACGGCCATATTGAGAACCAGCTGTATTTCCATAAGTGGCAATACCACTTGTATTAATTATATTATATCCACTTCAACCAGAGATTCCTATATCTTCTGTTTCATTTACAAAAGTTGTAGGAGTAGATTGTAGTGCTTTTTGAATTTGTACGGTACAAGAACTACTGCCATTTGTTGAAATATAAATAACAAATTTATTTAAAACAGTATAAACAGAAGCGGCTCCTGTATCAATTGTTATTCTTAATTGATATTTATTTGTATTTGCAGTTGCTTTATTTGTGTTATCTGCTTTTCCAATTAAAAAACTTCCGCCTGTTCCAAAAAGAGTAGCATTAACGTTTGCTCCAGCTCCATAATCAGTTCAAGTTGATCCTCCGTCACGACTATATTCAATTGTTACAGAAGAGCCTTTTATAAAAGCTAATCTATTAGCTCCTAAATTTGGAACCATTGCTGCATCAATAGGGCCATACGATGCCGCAAAATTTTTACCTCCTCAAGTTAAATAAGCTTCTGGATAACCAGTTAAAGTATGAGTATGAGTTCCAGATTTTGTGATATGTCCTTGTGAATCATAAGTAACATAAGGAATATCTATTGTCCCATTTACACTTGAGGTAGCACTTGATGCTCCTGCTGTCGCGGCAGTAACATTATTTGAATGGTTAAAAGTTGTACCCGAAAGGCTTAAACCACTACCAGCACTATATGTAGTATTATTATCTTGTTGTGTAAAGGTAAAAGTTGTACCATCTCGTCTAGTTGCTGTAAAGGTGGTACCATTTCTTGTAATATTAGCTATTGCACTTCCATCTTTAATATTATAGCTACTATTATTAGGAAGTGTAATTTTTGAAATATCTGACATTAATATTATCACCCACCTTTAGTGTAATCACCTAATTTGTTTCATATAAAATAAAAAGGGCAACTCTGTAATTATACAAAGTTGCCCTTGAAAGCATTTATTAACTATAAGTAACAGTAGCGTCAGTATTGTTTTGAGTAAGTGTAACGTTAATTGTTCCTTCAGGAGTAAAGGTTGTATCTCCACTAGTTGCTTTACTAACTGTAGTAGTTTTATTAGCAGTAGTTGCGGTAGAAGTAGCAACCGTACCAGCAGGAGTAAAGTTTCCACTAGCAGAAATTGATCCATCAGTAAATGTTGAAGTATAAGTCTTAGGTACTGCGATATTTCCAGTAACAAGACGCACTCCGGTACCAGAGAATGTAGGCTGAGACACGGTACCTTTAGGAGTACCTTTGACAGTAACAGTTGCTGAAGTGCCAGTAAAGCTGGGTGCAGTATTTGTACCAGCAGGAGTATAAGTAACCTCACCACTTGAAGCTGCACTAACAGTAGTAGTCTTATTAGTATTGGTAAGACCAATAGTACCAGCAGGTGTATAACTTCCACTCGCGGAAACTGCACCATTAGAGAATGTTGGCTGAGATACAGATCCTGCAGGGGTATAATCTTGTAAAACAAGACGCTTACCCGTACCTGTAAAGGTAGGTGCGCTCGCCGTAATAGTAACATCTGTAGTTGTAATTGAATTAGTTTTAGTTGCACCAATTTGATATAAACTCAATGTTTCACCTGAGACACTATAATAAGTAATTGCATTCGCAGGAGCAGTCGCGCCAGGTGCAGCCGCAGCTAAAGCATTGACAACATTTACTGCTGTTGGATTTTTAATAGTAGTCGCAGAACCTCCACTTGTTACTGAAATTGTAGGTGCGGTAACAGTACCTTGTGGAGTATATGTAGCGGTTCCGCTTGATGCAGGACTAACAGTTAAACCTGTAGCTTTTGTACCCGTAAAGGTAGGCTTAGAAACTGTACCTGTTGCAGTACCAGTAACACTAACTGTTTCAGCAGTACCAGTAAAACTTGCAGAAGTAGGAACTGGAATATCTCCAGTTACTAAACGTACACCCGTACCAGTAAATGTAGGTGCGGCAACCGTACCGGCAGGCTTGAATGAACCTGAAGAAGTAAGCTCTGATCCAGTAAATGTTGGTTGAGTTACTGTTCCCGTAGGCGTATATGTTGCCGTGCCACTTGAGGCAGGAGATACAGTAGCAGTTTTATTTTCAGTTGTAGCTGTTGTAGTAGAAACAGTACCACTTGCGGTACCACTAACTTCAACAGTACCTTCTGTTCCAGTAAAAGTAGAAGTATAAGTTGCGGGTACTGGGATATTTCCTGTCACTAAACGAACAGCCGTACCAGTAAATGTTTTAGCACTAATACTGGCTTTATCATATTTAACATTAACCGTATTCTTAGTAGCTAAACTACCATAGCTATTAAGAGCATCAAGTAAATGCCATTTTTCACCATCATATAAGAATTCTTTAGTTGATGTATCTCCCGCAGTTGTTGGAGCAAAAATTAAATCGCCTTTAACAGGAGTATATGCACTACCATTTACTTGTATAGAAGATGTAGTAGCTCCATCTGTTAAAGCTGTAGTAGTAACACCAACTAATTTAACACCATTATCTATTGCTTCAAGAGTTTCAATTTGACCTCGAGCTCAAGAGTCTTTAATATTATAAGTATTACCATTAGGTAATGTAATCTTTGAAATATCTGCCATTTAAGGAAATTCACCTTCCTCTCATTAAAATTCTAATCATAATTCTCGACTAAGGACCAGAGTTTCTCCTAATTCTGATTGAGAAGAAGGTATATTTAATCTTTCTGCTTGTTTTTGAGCAGTAGTTAAATTTGAATATTCTGTCCCTAAATAAGCATTAACTTTATTTCTAATCGCATTTGTAACAGCAGTATAATTATAAACTGGTAAATCACCAATGTATGCACTACCATCACCAACAGCAATTCCAATTTTATTTGGCTCTTGGAAAATATATACTTGTCCAAGAGTGGATGTTTTTCCAGACATAGTTGAATTATAAGTTATTAATTCAGAATCAGGAATTATGTGGAGCCGTTTTCCATTATCCATGTCAACATACATGTCACCAAGACCATCTGTGCCAGCTCGTTCAATTATAAAAATAGCACCGTCTTGCCGAGTTTCAGGTAAGGAGGTCCCTTGCGCTCCACGATAAAATTTAACTTTTCCAGCCATGCGGCCCTCCTTTGTATATGAAGAAACAGAGGGGTACTAAATGTACCCCTCTATAAAATTTTATGAACAATAGAAATTAGGCTAAGCTACCCCAAGTAAGAGCAGCGTCAGTATAATCCTTAGCGGCCTGTTCTGCGGCAGCAGCTGCACCAGCAACTTCAACCTCAGTAGAATCAACTGCGGTAAGTTCACCATCAACCTGGGTTACGCCAGAGACAACAAATACACCAGCATGCTGTGCAGTACCAGTAGCATCAAGGTCAGCATCAAGGTCAGCAAGACCGCCAGAAACAACGCTATCAGCATAAGCCTTTGCACCATAGACGGTTGCAGCATCAGCAGTATCAGAAGCAGAACCAATTACAGCATTCTTTGCACGAGTTGCAGCACCAGCGAGATCAACATCAATGCTATCAACAGCAGTAATCTCACCATCGACCTGAGTTACACCAGTAACAACAGCAACTTTCTCAGTATCGGTTACGGTTGCATCAGTAGTAGCATCAAGATCTGCATCAAGATCTGCTACAACGCCATCAGCATATGCTTTAGCACCATAGATAGTGTCAGCACTACCAGCATCGCCAGACTGACCAATAATAGCAATCTTAGCACGAGTAGCGGCTCCAGCCTTATCAGCAGCTGCAGAATCAACAGCGGTGATAACGCCTTCAACCTCAGTAACACCACTTACAACTGCGATAGCTTCAGTATCAGTTTCGGTAGCTGCGAGAGTAGCATCAACATCAGCGTTAAGAGCAGCAACACCAGCACCAGTCTTCTCATCAACATAATCAACTACAGTAGTAGCAGTTGCAGTTGCAGGAATAGTTCCGATTGTATCAAGAGCAGCCTTAACAGTAGAAGCACCATAAGCAACATTCTGAGCAGTTAATGCAACTTCATCAATACCAGTGATAACGCCATCAACCTCAGTGATACCAGTTACAACACTACCAGCAGTAGCATCGAGATCAGCATCAAGAGCTTCTACAGCATTTTGAATCTTCTGGTCGACTGTTCCGCCAGTTCCAACAGCAGACTCAAGGGCATTGATAGCCTCAGCTACAGTCTGCTTAGGATTAGCACCCTCAGCAGCCTTATAAACGATCTTAGAAGCGGCAATCTCACCAACAGTAGCCTCAATCTTATGATTAGTATCTGTTAAAGTGATTTCATTGTTGCTCTGTACTGAATTGTACTCAATAAGATCTGCTACATTGATGTAGAATGGAGTACCATTAGCAATAGTCATCTTGATAAAAGTACCAGAATTTCCGCTACCATCTTGATCAACTAATTCACCATTAGTAGCAACAAGATCTTTACTGATCTCAATCTCACCATTAGTAATAGGAGTTCCGCCTTGACTAAAGGTGTACTTAGAAACAAAACTATCGTTTGCTCCACCGACTGTCTTAGTAACAGTAACAGCACCAGCTTCTCCACCACTTTCAATCTTAGAAACTAATTCAGCAAGAGCGGCTTCAACATTAGTAGCATCAAGCTTACCAGCAGTATCCGCAACGCTTACATCTGCGGCAGCTCCACTCTTAGCAACGGCCGCAAGGCTATTGTCAAGAGTAGTAACAGCGTTCATAACAGTTTCGTCACCTGCGGCAATGCTCTTATCAATGTAATCAATAAGATCAGTGTAATCGCCAGAAACAGGTAAAGTGCCAATGTAAGACTCGAGAGTAGCAAGGTCCGCAGCTACATTTGCAGCGCCACCATCATAGAGGGTAGAGCCTTTGTAGATCTGACGAGGATTGCCGATAAAGTAAATAGTATTACTATCAAACGCGGCAATTTGCTCTGGAGTTGCACTAGCAGCATATACAAATTTAACTAAATTAGCAGCCATTACATCTTCCTTTCGTCGTAAGTGCTAAATACCCTCTCAGGTATTAGCGTTTGCAATTAGATTATATGTATTCAATTGAGGTTTTCAATTGTAAATACCATTATCAGTATAATAAAGTATTCCTTCTTCTCCAAGAGTAGGAAATACTTCTTTTGTTTCTCCATAAACAATAGGAGAAGCATTTGTAGGAGTAACTTGACGCCATATACGATTTGCAGTTAAGCGTCAAATAATATTAGTTTCATCTACATAATAAAACCCAGGTGCGGCAAATGCTGCATTTAAACGATCCGCATCTGTTTCAAATGTTCTAATGGTTTTATATGTAAAACGTTGACTCTTCATATCAAGAGCTATGATATTATCATCAGGACAAAAAATAATCTGTCCATCAACAATATCTAAAGCATCTATTCTTTTAGAAGTAGTGTAAACTAATTTCATTTGTGCCATATTCTATTCACCATCCCCTGAATAATCTACAAACTGCATAGCTGCTCAAAGTTCATCATGTTCTCCCTGAGCTTCTTCTACAGCAACTCTTAGTTTTTCATCTACTTCTCCAAGAGTGGCATACTCTTGAATTTGGTCTTGTGTTACATATCCAGCCAATTGCTGAATTGTAGCATAGTTAGCTATTTGATCTTGTGTAACGTAATTAGCCAATTCTTGTTCAATTAATTCAAGAACTTCATCTTCATCAAGGCCGCAATCACATTTAATATCACCAATTTTTTCTGCGACTTCTCTAACCGCGGCAGCTACGTCTGCAACGTTTTCCGCAATGTTATCGGTACGATTAATTGCATCATCGACTGCATCTCGAAGTTCTTGTATTGCTTCTTCATTAGCTTGTTCTTTCTCTTGGATTTCATGAGCTAAGGTTGTAAAATCCTCAATTGTCTCAAGAGCTTCTGTTGCTACTCCTAAAGCATTTTCAGAAATTTGTTTTGCTTCTTCGGCAATATCTTTAGCTTCATCCGCTACTTGACGAACATCTTCAAATGCAAGTTGCATATCTTCAAATTCATTACGCTGTGCTTGCATTTGAGCTTTAACTTGATCTTCTAATGTAGTTAAACTAATAACAGCTTTTTGGAACTCAGAAAAATCATCTGTTTCTTCAAAGTCAGAACCGTCATTAGGATCAATTAATACGTGAATTGTAAAGTTTACTGAAGTTGAAATACTTACTTCATCAACAATCTGAATACAAGCTAAAACATTACCTTCATATAGCATTGATTTAGGATATTTAATTTCTCAAGTAGGAGGAAAATCTTCATCATCTTCATCCGTTATTTCTGTAAAAACATTATATCCTTTAATGTTTTTCTCTTGATGATACCAAGAGAGATAAACTTTTGTATTAGGAGTAAAACGTGCGGCAGCTTCTTGTGTAAAAATAATACGCAAAGCACGCCCCGCAGCTTCACCGGCGCCAACTACTACAGGGTCTGTAATATCCTGGCTTAGTGTTTTCATGTTAATAACTGTTGCTTTTAACTCGTTAGCCACTTTGAATATCCTCCCCTCTATTGGTCATTAGTTAGCGACGATTTTTCATAATAACTGACCCGCGGTAACTCTCTAACCTCTTCCATTAAATGATCTATAAAAGTATCACCGCCTGCAGTCTTGTAATATAAATAGCGTCTCTCTATTGATTGTAAAGACAAATCATCAATTTTCTTAAATTCGTAACAGAACTTATGATGGGCATCTAATAAATCACTTCTTGAGTTCTCTTGGAGACGCTCTTGTACAAGAGCTAAAGACCGATCTAGCTGTATCTGATGTTCATGTGTCTGTTCGTTTTGTATTTTAAGTTCATCAACTTTGCCTGCAAGATTATCTATATGGTTGTCAAGATTAGTTGTTAAATCATCTATTTTTTTATCTAGATTATTTCAACGTTCTTGTTGTTTATATTTTTTTCCTACATGAACATCAATTTTTTCTAATCAATATTCTGCAAGAGATCAAATAGCTTTACCTACAGCCAATAACCCTACAATCAATAATAATAATTCTGATAGAGGGTAGGATGATAATAAATTATTTAATTCATTCACATCCTACTCCTTTCTGTCATTTATAAATATTGTTTATTTAATTATTATTATATGTTTTTGCCCTTATGCTATCCGGACTCAACTAGTATAAGTTGTAGTTCCAACAGTAAGAGTTTCAGATTTCTGAATTCAAGTTCCTCCAAGTACAACTCCTGGAGTGTTTGCTGTATCACTTAAACAATAATAAAGAGACCCTACTGGTCAAAGAATATCTAAAATATTAACTCATATTTTTGGTGTAACCATTTAAGCCTCCTGTTCTTATTCTGTTGGACTTAATCTATGTCATACTTGAAAAGTTTCTCCATCTTTAACAATGGTTCCAGAATTAGCTCATTCTCCTCCAAATAAATCTTTTGGCTCGAATCCTCATTTTTCAGAGGAAAAATAAACAGATCCAACCGGTCTAATAAGGTCTACTAAACTTGCAAAATTCATTTAGACCTCCTTAGATTTGAACTCAAATACCACAATGTTCATAGTCTCATTCATTTAAATCATTAGAATTTAAATTTGAGGATGTATATAAATCACCTATGTTTTCATTATAAGAAGGAGGTACATCATCAATTCAAACACCTAATAATTTAGTATTAAGCTTATTACCAGAAATAGAATTTTCTTTAAGCTTCTTATCTAATTCTAATTCATTAGCCATATGATCTACAGTAACCTTTGCTCAACCAGGATTTTGCTTTGAGTCAGTAAGTCATGCTTCTGAAGTATGATCAATACCTGCGGCAACTATACCTGCATTATTTATAGTATTAGTGCTTACTGCATCGTTTACTGCTGTATTAAAATTTGTGATTTGAGTAACTGGAATATTTTCGATATTTTCAGCAGGAAGTTTAAATTTTTTTCCTGAATTTGGATTATTTGGATCATTAAGAGTTGTTAAATCTAAATTATCTAATATAATTGTATGATCTTCAATATCTCCAGTTTCTATTTTTCCTAGAGATAATTTTATTTCTGTTCCATTATTAGCGACTTCTTTAAAAGATAATTTTCCTTGAGGCCTTATTGTTACAGTATCATTTCCAACTTTAAATTGAGCATTAGAAGTAACAATTTCTTGATCGTTTTCTTTAATTTTTTCAAGATCAACAGTGAAAGCTATTTCTGCTCATTCACCTCTATCATTTAAAAAATGCTGTCCATCTGCATTATTTGCAGGAAGTTTAGCACCTTCACTAATACTACCATTTTCATTAGTGATTGCAATATGATTTCCTTCTGGCTCTATAATTGAAACATTTTTTTGAGTTTCAGTTTTATTGGGATCTTCAGCAGTTGGAGAAGTTACATTACTTATTTGAGTTACTGGAACAGTACCTGTTAATTTATCAGCTGGGATTTCTCAATTACTTGAAGGTGTAATCACAACTGTTTCTTTAGTACGATTATTATTTTCATCAAAATTAGCTGAAACATCAGCAGATCAAATATCTAATCAACTATCAAGATTTTGTGGATTGCGAACTTTATGAGTTAATGTCGCGGTTTTATTTGCCATTTAGTTACCTCCTTAGTCCGCGTTTTGTTCTTCATAACTTACATTTATAGTTAAATAAGGATCACTGTATATTTTTTTTGAAGAAAAATAAACAGTAATTTTTTCTAAAGTTAAATTTGAAAATTCTAAAACATCTTTTTCTGTTAAAACATAATATTCTGAACTGTCATTTATATTAAAAATACCAGGATATGTAACTTTATTATTAGCATCAACTTCATATTCAGAAATAGGAATAGAATGTGGATATTCTATTCCTATTTGAAGATACCTTAATTTTATTGGACCAGATGGTTCAAAAACTGTTGTATTGCTTTCAAATGGTCCTCGTTTTTGTACAAAAATCATAGTAATCACTTCCTATGATGATGAACCATAATTTAGATTTTCATCTGGTAAAATTAATCCAGTTTCAATATTACTATTTTTATTAACAATAAAAGTAAAATCGGTAATAGAAGCTCTATCATTAGGAGCAGTTGGATTTTCACTATAAAATGCTCCAGAGCTTGAACTATCACCTAATGTTCCACCAACAACTCAATCTGTTCCATTATGGTATATAATATAGTTTGTAGCAGGTGTTGTATTATTATCTGTTACTGTAACAAAACCTTTACCCATATCAGTATTACCATTTTCAATATGTCCATCTTCTCAAAGTGTCTTACCATCATCTGTTGGTTCACTATTACTAGAACTAAGTTGATTAAGTTTGTTTAAATATTCTTCAATATTGGAAATATTGTCAGCACCACCAAAAGAATCACTTGCAGATGGTCCAAAATTAGGAGTTGTTTTAACTAATCCTAAGTCTACTGGGTTTGTAGAATCATCATGATAATAAACAATTAAATGACCATTATCTTCATTAATTTCCATTTCTTTAATATCATGAATTGGACCTATAGTTGTTTTAATATCTAAAGGGTCTCCAGTATAGGTAAATGTAATTTCACCACTGTTTTTATCATAACTTGATTCTTTAATTAAAGGTAAAGTTGCTATAACTGTCGATTCAGCATTAGTTTTTTTAGTACCATCACTATTAAAATCAGTATTTTTATAAATAGTAACTTTACCATAGGTATTGCTTGCTTGATCTGTGTCAATATCAATTTGTTTTGGATAAACAATATTGCCAGTAACAATATCATTCATTCCAGAATATTCAAAAGTAAATTTACCTGTGGAATCATTATATGTAGCATTTTTAACTAAATGTAAATTAGTTTTATATGTAGTACCATCACTATAATTGACAGTGAAATCACCATATGTATTGCTATTTATAGTTGTATCAATAGTTATTGTATCAATATCTTTGTAAGCTCCGAGATATTGATAAACAGTTTCAGGAGTAACGTTTCCAGTTCTTGGATTATGTAAGATTCATTCTGCGACTCAATAACTTTCTTCATTTGGGTCATATTCTTCCGTTTCATCAGGAATATAATAATTATCAGCTGGAATCTTAATTGTTCCATCTTCATTATATATACCTTCGTAACTATAAGCAATAGTATTAGTATTGTATAAAGGAGAAGGTGCAGTTTCACCTTTTTTCTCTCTTATGCAAATAATTGATTTTGGACCTATGCCACGAGCTCCTCTTGGAATATTAAACTCATATTTTTTATAAAATGGATGATATTCCTCGTCTGTTGGTTTAGAGGAATTATTTACAAAAACTTCTCCATCGTATGTAAAGTTTTTTTCATAATGTTCTACTTCATAAAAAGTATAAGGAATTTCAAATCCTAAATAAATTCAAGCATCACTATCATTTCCATTGGTAAGTGTGCGGCGAACATTACATCAAGTATAACGAATTTTATCGTTATATCCATTGGCATCTTTACCAGGAACTAAAGTAATATTATTACTATCACCACTATCTAAAACGGCTATATATTCATAATCATGTTCACGATTTTGAGGTTCAGTTCCAATAGTATCACCAATTACCCCCGATTGTGTAATTAAATTTTCTGTTGAAATTGAATTTGAATTAGTGCTATCTGGATAAGAATAATCTCAACCAGTAATATCTGCGGGAGTAGTTGTAGAAAATCCTTCATTTGGTAAAGTATTTTGTAATCCCGCAGCTTGTTTTCTTACATCATCAATTGAACCAAAACGAATATTTGGCACGCCGCCAGATGGGCCAACTATTTGCCCCATATATTCTGCTCAATTAGTATCTCCTGCGTTAAGGACTGTATCGACTCTTTTTAAAGTACGTCTAAATAATTTACCATTATTAGGATTCATTTTATTTTCTGTATCAATAATACAAAATTCACTATATCAAACGTCTCGATATTCTGTGTCTTTAAAACACTCGTCCATTGTAAAATACTTTAAATAAGGACCTCATGTTTGATTTTCATTATTTTCAGTTCACCCAGCTCGTTCTAACATAGCTTTTTCTTTAGGACTTAAATTAGTTGAGTCAATAGTCATATTGCTTTTTGCTTGATAAGCCGGATCTTGATCATTAATAAACTTAAAACTACTACGAATAACGGGGGAAATGCCAGGCTTCCCGCCATAAAAACTTTCTAAAGCCATACTTATTTCCCCCTTCTATGAAGTTACTCTATATTGATAATCCATAACAAATCTGTCTGAACCATCTTTTGCAACAATTCCTAAAGTTTTAATTACAAAATCATCTAATTCATAAAAATTAGTTTGACCAACTTTTATTTCTTCTCCATTAATAGCTAACATTAATTCAGGATGACTTCAAATAGCAATATGATTTAAAACTCCATCTTTACCTATTTTTATCGGAGCATCAAAAATACTATTTTCTTCTGGTAATAAATTTGTAATTTCTCAAAGCTCACCATTTATATAATTTACATCCATATATGTGCCATAATAAGTATTTTTATCAACAACATATTGAATTTGTGTATGATGACTATCATTACGATCTATTTCTAATAAGATATAAGGATAACCTGCTGTTAATTTATATTGTGGAGAAAAAACAATATCAAATTTAGCTATTGAAACACTACTAGATGCAGTTAACCATCTTTTTTCTAGTTCTCCTATAGAAAACTCAGTAATAATACGAGCTTTATATTTTTCTTGTTCAGCTTCTCCATAAACACCTGCTACCGCAGCACTAACATAAGTACTTAATAATCCTTCTTCATTTTCTGTAGGTTCTTCTTCATCGCCTGCAGATAAATAATAAAAAATATCTCCATTTGCAGAAGTTCCTCGATAAACACTTTCTTTTATTCATTTTGGAGAATTAATATTATTAGTAGAACCAGGTCATTCAAAGATTATATTGGCAAAATAAGGAAGATTTTTAGGATTTTGTTTTTCAGCAGGATCTGAATATAATATTATTTCTTCTATAGCTTGATCTCCCTTAATAGGAGGTGCTGGAGGAATAATTAATTCTCTAATTTCTTGAAAGGCTGATGTATCAATATCTGAATTTTGTGCCTCAGCTGAATTTACTTGTGCACATAATTTTATTCTTACTTTTGTTTCATACTGAATGTGTTGAGGTAATTCTAAATGTAAGTAATAACTTTTACCAGAATAAATAGGCGATTTTAAATCAATTTCTACATCTCGAAATACAATAACACTTCCTTTATTTATATATTTAGGCTTTATATCTTTATTATCCATACCAATAGTTTGATGTACTTCATTATTAGTAAGGTAATTAAAACTATTATCATAACGATATTGACCCATTCCTTGTCCAGAAGATACAGGCATATTTTACGCACCTCCTTTATAATCTTTCAGAAACTTCGTTTAATGTAACAGCCATATTTGCGCCAGGCCCTAAAGTTAGACTAATATTCTGAATCATATAGTCTCCATATATATTTGTTGAGTAATCTTTTAAAGTTACTCTATTATTTGGTTCTAGATAATAAACTGGTAAAGCTGTTATTGAAACTACTTTTTGATATTTTAAATGCGCAAATAATTCATATTTTATTTGTTCATATGCATCACTTAAATATTTTCCAGTGACTAAACTATTAAATATTTCATCAGAAACTTGAACATATGGTTGACTATTATTAATACATTCTTGTCTCTGCTCTTCTAATTTATTAGTAATATCTTGAGCGCTTCTTAACTCTTGAATCATAACATTATCAGATCAATTAGCATCTGGATTATCCATATTTAAAAATACAATATCTGGAATTTCAGGCTCAAATAAACAGTTAATATTTTCATCATTAACTACATCAGTTCTTCTACCAATATTTTTAACACTAAATTCTCCAAGAGGTGAAGCACTTGCGTCAATTATATCAAAGAAAAAATTACCATTTGTTAATTGTTTATATTGAACTTCTGTATCACCATCTAATTCATCTATAAAACATTGTTTATCTCTATTTAAATTATATTCATAGGGTCAAAATGCTTCTAAATCATCGTAGTAAGGACCGGGATCCGTACCCATATTATTAGCATATTGTCCATATAAGTAAAGATAAGTTCTTCAATCTAGTGTATAATATTCTCCTAGATATTTTCACTCTCCAGTCTCAGGATCAGGATATTGTACTCCAGAAAAATTACTATCACTATAAGGAATTGGTTTTAATTTAATTTTTCCATCTGTACTTTGATTAGTTAAAACTAATCTATTCTTTAAAGTATAATCTTTTATAATACTTTGTAAAGATACAAACAAAAAATTATAACAATCATAAAAATCTTCAATAGCTTCAATATTAGTGTTAATTGTTCATCGTAATTCTTCAAATTCTTCAATTAACGACTTGTGTGCTATTAAATTTTCTTTAATAACATCCGCACTAATAGTATCATTTTTAAGCTCTTCTGTAATTTGATCTGAAATATTTAAAACATAATCTACACAAGAATTTCCTTTTTCATATAAATTCTTTAATGTATTCATATTTCTAGGCCATTCTTGAAGATGCTTTTCTATATTACCAATTTTTCCATCTCTTTCTGATTTTCAATTTTCTAAAATTTCTTCTATATCAGTTAAAAAGGTTCTATCTGCAATAGCTTTTTCCGCTGGAAAATTTTGATAATATTGCAAATATTCAACTTTTCTTTTCATGCTTGCTTGAGATTGTTCTTCTTGTGATAAACTTGAATCTATTGGATGTTGTATATTATATTCAGTTTCAGATATAGGTTGTAATATTTCTTTATAAAAAGCAGATTCATGAGAAATTGTTACTATTTTATTTTGATAATTGTTTAAAATATTTTGTAATTGATTATAAACATTATCTTTATTTTCTTTATCTTTTATATATACTTTGGGTAAACTATTATAATTATCAAATCTAAAAGGATTTAAAATATCTGTTTCCCCAACTAAATAATTTAATAAAGATTCAATAGATTCATTAATAGAAGATTCTCCATTTCAATTTGTAATAGCATCTAAAATTATTTGATATACACTTAATGGATCAACTGATTCTATAAATAAATTTTTAATAACTGAACCAATATAACTATCAACTTCTTCTTGATTTTTATAAACTGTAATATCTCCATCACAAAAATTTAAAAGACTACTTAATTTTAATAAAGTAGGATACCTCTTAAAGAAATCCTTGTCAGATAAATTTAACGGATAAGGTACATGTAATTCTTCTAAATTACTTTCCTCATTTATATATTCTTTATCTAAATATTGAATTAAACAATCTGCAATTTCTTCTTTTGTTTTTAATGATTCTATTTTATCTAATAATAAAGATTCTATCGCATCAATATCTAAATATAACGGTTTTACCGCATCTTCTTTATCTTCTTTAGATAATTTTTCATAATTTATAAAATCTATAATATTAGAAATTGGTAATGTATTTGGATATTTTATAAAGAAATTCATCATTTCGTCTAAGGTTTTATTCTTATCTTTGTTTATTGCTTCTTGATAAGAATCATATTGGTTATTATTTATATCGACAGTAAAACGTGGACCATCTAATCATCAAGTTCGATTTTGAATAAATCCAACCATTAACTCTAAATTTTTTATAATATCTGCTTTGCTTACGGTTTCTGAATTTTCTATATTCTCAACAACAGTATTTTCAACAAAAAGCATGTCTGGATTTTTTGAAGGATCTATATTTTCATCTATCAAATATAATTTATGGTATCCATTACCGGTTCAAAGATAAAATACATTTTCGCCGTTTTCTATTACTCGATAAATTTGATCCATATTTCCAATAGCTGGATATACTAATTTTTCATATTTAATATTACCATCAATATCTTGATATGAAACCGCATCTTCATCTGATTCATCCGCGGGAACTCAATTATCATATCAAAAGCCTAATTTATTGGTTTCTTTTACAATTTTACCTTCATAATATTCTGGATAAGTATAATATAAGACATTATTAAAACTACCATAATTACCTTTTAAAATATCCTCTCCATTTTCATTTACTCCAGTTTTAATTCAGTTAACAATTTCCGGCTTTTCATCAATTACAAGTCTATAACGAACTAAGAAGTCTGTGTTACTGTTGTCACTATGTCGAATTCCATCAACAATAAAATCATTTTTAATATTGTCATAATTTGGAGTAACAGATATTGAGGTAATGTTACGATCAGAATCAAAAGCATATACGTTTTTATCGTTAGTCGTTTCTATTAAATATTGCTTTTCAGAACCGCTATCTAATAAAAATTGACCCTCTTTAAGATTTATGTGTCTGCCTGGGTTAGAAGACTCTTGTAAAAGAATAGTTGATTGATTTATATTTAAATAATTTTTTATTTCTCTGAAATGAAAAATTCCAAATACATCATAAAAATATTCATAGTTTCCTAATTGATTTTTAATTGTATCTAAAACAGTACAAACCGTATCTCCTGCGGCTCCTACTATTTCAGAAGTTGGAACAAAATCATCATAGACATATCCTACTCGATCTCCACGAGAATATTTATTTAATATTTCTCCTTCAACCGGTTCTGTATAAATTTGTCTAGCACCATTTTCATCTGATGGTCCAAAATATATATCTGTATCAGCATTTCATTGCATAACTCTACGAATACGTAAAGGCACATCTTGAATAATAATATTATTTAAATCTTCTCCACCTCAATGGGTTAATAATTCTAAAATTATATTATAATATAAAACAGTTTGATTTACGATTTCGCCATTTGTTAATTGAGTAGTTACTTTATCAAACTGAACTGTAATAGGTAAAGTACCACCTACATCACCGTTTAATAAGCACATTTTGTCTTTTAAATTAATAGTTAAATTAACTGCAGATGAAGTCGCAGAATTTAAACTAAAAGAATTAATATAAAATACACCTTGCGGAAATCAAAAAATAGGATACTTTGGATAGTATTCTGTTTCATTTTTTATACCGATTTCAATAAAAACTTTTTTATTTAAAGCGAAATCCATTTCCATTGAGTCAATATCATATTCTTCTTTACTTACTGAGCAAGAAAGGGAGCAAGTGCGCCGCACGCTACTGCTCCCATCTTTTGAAATTGATCCAGAAGCAATTATTCCATGAATTTCTTTTAAAGGATTTTCTTGCCAGTCTAATAAAATTATATTTACATATTGACGTTGATTAATAAAATCATCAATGAAACTTAAAATAGATCGTTTTTGTTGTTCTTCATTTAAATTATACACATAAGGCTCTTCAAGATATGGATACTTCTTTCTCATTTTAACTCCTATCTATTCTTATTATGTATAATATTTCTTAATTAAACTACCTTTATAGTTAATCATTCCATTAACTGGTACTTTAGCAAGCATAGTAGTTTTGTCTTCATCTTCAAATTCAACATCGTATCAACCACCATCTATATAATAAAGTTTATAACTCATTATACGATTTTCATCTATGACGCCGTATACAGTATTATATTGAGGCTCTTTAATTTCTTCTTCTTCAAAAAGAGTTTCTTCCATAGTACTTCAATCATCATATATAACTCTGAAATCATCTGGTTTTCATACAACATATCTTCAATCAATATCTTGAGATAAATCAGAACTTAAAAAAACTCTAACTAAAGCATCTGTTTCTTCATTAGTTTCTAATTGATACCAATAAAAAGATCCGCCAACTTTATCTTTGTTTCCAGGAGTTATTTCATAAACAGATGGATCTAAAATATATTCTCACTCATCTAAATAAGGCTGTCTGTCTGCAGTAGTTTTAAACATGCGGCGACCAAGAATCGCACAGTTACTCATAGGATAATCAGATCCTAATCGTAAAGTTCCAGTTCTACCAACTACAATTTTTTGAAGTCCTAGTCCAGAATTTATTTGTTTAATACTAAGTACAGTATATGGAGTTAAATCAAAATCACTTGCTTTTCAATATTCTAATTCTTGCGTTTCACCGACATAAGTTGATGCAGTTTCATTAACATGCTGATAATAATATTTATGATAAATTAATTCATTAATATTAGAATTTGGTTGCCATCAACCAGAAACTTGACCAACTATATCAGTACCTACTTCATATTTTGAAGGATCTTTTAAATCTTTATATGTAACATCTCATTGAACTAAATAATCAATTGTTGCTATTTGATCATCAAATAAATAAACATCTAAGACATTAATATCAGAAGGAATTTGATAATATCCATGCTCATTTACAAAAACAGTTCTTTTTAAAGAAGCGGCTCCGCTATCATAAGGTGATACTAATTCAAGTACTAGTTTATAACCTAGTCCATAATTATAAATTTCTTTAAGATTTGTTCTTTGTTCATCTATTAAAGAATATACTGCAGAAGCATAAGCTGAAACAATATCTTCTTTTGAAGATCCTTCAGACGATGTATAATCTGAAGATTCTACAGATGGTGACGATGTATAATATCATTTATTTTCTTTTTCAATTTCTATTTTTGTTAAAATATTGCCATTTACTATTTCAGTTTCTCAAGCACTAAGATATTCTGTAAGAATATCTATTGCAGTCATAGCACTTTCAGTTCCATCTTCATTTACATAATAAAATGAATTACTTGATTTTAATAAATATTCTCAAGAAATGCTATCTGTTACTACCGATGTTCCTTGTGAATTTCTTTCAATAATTTTTAATTTTATTTGTTCATCTGCATTAGATAATGAATCTAAATTATATCATTGTGGAACAGATCCTTTAATTCTATCATCATGAAATTGAATTTTAACACTATTTAAAGAAACAGATTCAGGAATGATTTGATATTTAGAACCCAATCCTTCATAATTCATTTCAATCTTTTTTATAATTTGATCTCTAATAGAGTATCCATTAGTTGTTCCTTGAACTCCATACTGTTGACCAATTTGATAATTTGTAACAGCAATTTGTTGAGTAATACCACTTATTAAATTTTGATTATAATCATTTTGAATTGGATATAATCCAAGAGTATCAAGAACTTTTAATGAGTATCCATCTTCAACTTCATAAACTGTAGCAGAAAAATTTCAAGTGCGGCGACCTAATTGAGTATTTGGAGTTAAAGATATTCCATCAAACATGACTACCATATTACCTTCAGTCATAGATCGCCAAAGTTTAGGCTCGCCATTATTTAATCATTTAAGAACTTTTTCTCTAAAGACTCTTTCTCACCATCAATTTTCATATGGATATAAATCATGCAGAGTCATTGAACTACCATTTTTACCAATTTTAGTATTTCTAACTCGCTCTTTGGTAGGTGTATCTGGTTTATCTATCCAATCATGATATGTTCCATAACTTCCAGATTCGTTTTCAAGAACTGTGTCATTACGAATTAAATATTTTCCATTCATATTATTATCATATGCAATTAAATCTGCTTGATATTCTTTAGCCATTTCATTTAAAAATGTTCTATTAAAATCACTTTCCGCAGTAATTAAACCATTAATTGTAAATTGTTTATAATCTAATCGTGCATTTTCTGCAAATTTAGGATATTTTCCTCCTAAAGTATCAATTTTAACTCTGGTTTTTACCGGAGTCATAGAATTAACTTGAGCATTATAACGAATAGCCAATTGTCTATCTTTATCTCTAACTAAAATATCATGAAAATTAGGATATACCTCTTGACTTTCAACTAATCTTGTTCAAGCATTTTTAAGAGTTTGATATTGAACGGTATAAACATATCTTATTAAACTACCCACAGTATTGTCTGTAATTTCACAATATACATTTTGTGGATCGTTTGAATTTTCTTCTTCACCTTCTTTTGGATTTCCTCCTAAGAAGCCTTTGCAATAAATTAATTCAGAAGTTTGAAATCTGTCTAAACTACTTTTTCTTCGAACATATAAATAGCCGGGAGGAAGATCTCCGCATTCAATAGTAAAGTTAATAATTCCATCTTCTTCTGTAACAATTTCATTTGTCTCTAATCCATGATCTGGAATAGTTAATGTTTTAAAATTCCAAATTGGAAGAAATTCTACTGCATAATCTATAAGAGAAAATTCATATGTTTTAGTAAAAGTATAATTATTATTTGTTGTAAAAATTATTTGAATAAAATAATTAGCATTTACTGGATATGTAGTATTATTTGAAACATCTAATAAATAGGTAAAACTATCTTTTTCAGCTAAAAGCGCTGTATATTGAGTTTCACTTTGAAATAATATTTGCCCTTTGCTATTTGAAGTTCTTATATAATAACTTTTAAGATATTCTCCATGATTGGTTGTGGTATTAGAGCTTCCATCTGTAAAAGTTAAAAAACCTGTTAAATTAATTGTACCAGGCAAATATTGTGGAATAGACTGCTCTTCGTTAGCAGAATCATTTACATCTCCACTATTCTCTGCTTGACTTCAAGCAGTCGCATCACTAAAGTTTTTAAGGAAGCAATCTACTCTTGGAATGGCTTTTAATAAACAAATACTAGACCATTCTGAAAAATATACTCTGTTTCTAGTAAGATAATCTGCACTATTTATAACTGATTGATTTGAAGAACTATCAAAACGTAATTGTACTTTATAATAATAATCTATTGTAAAGACTTTATTATCAGTATTGTTTTGATTTTTTAATAGCATTCTTGGAATAGTTAAGTGTCATAAATTATCTTTATCACAATGTAATATATCTTCTATTTCTCTAAAAGGTAATATTCAAACACTATTAAGTAAAACACCTGCGGGAATAGCTTGTTTTAATCCTTTATTTGATCCTTCAAAAGCATTTTGATTAGTTTTTTGATTTACTAAAGAAACATGTAAAAAATTTATCATATTAGCCGTATTATAAGGAGAAATAGAGAACTCTATTGTTGGATCTCCATCATACGGAAAAGCTGGCATGAAGGTATCAATTAAAGGAGGATAAAGAGTATTTAATACTGTTGCCATTTTATCCTCCTTTCTTTTTTATACATTTTTAACGTTTTGATCTATACCATCACCAGTAACACAATAATATTCCATAATAGTACTTCCATTTACAGGTGTTTCTATAGCACCATGAGGCCGAGCATATTTCATAAACATTGGCTGTTTAAAAAAATCTTGAATTTGAGTAAAAAAATCCGCTAAAGAATATCCAGTATTATTGTTGTTTTCGCTATTTCCTCTAAATACTTGGTCAAATCCAATATAAAGATTAATATCTTGTTTACTACCATTTATGGTTGCTATTATCTTACGCAATAAAGCCATTATCATCTTCCTCCTCTTTATTATGAGCGGAAGATGCGGCTGCCATTTCATATGCTTTTTGTTGTTCTAAAAGATAGTCTTGCAAAGCCTTATCTTTTAAAGATAATAAAATTTTAGACATAGCATCTTCCATCATTGCTGCTGAAATATTATATTGACTCATAGTTGAATCAATTCATTGTTGTAATGAATATTGTAATTCAAAACGCAATTGTAAATTATTCATATCCTTTTATCTCCTTAATTTTTTAATTAATTAGTCTGTTGAAGTGGTTGATGAAGGTATAGAAACAGTAACTTTATTGTTTGTAACGCTAAATTCTTTACTGTATGCATCAACTGTATGAGTATGACCATGAGCTGCATAAGTTGTACTACCAATTTTATTTTTAATTCAAGTGCTTCAATCGGTCTTAGTATCGCCAGTAATCAATTTTTTAACTCAATCGCCTCATCCAGTCGTAGTGTCGCCTTTAACCGCGAGTGCTACTTCTCCTGCAAATCCATTATCACCTCAAGAAATATCACTTTTACTTATTGTAAAAGTTTGATCTGATATTGCGCTAAAAACTGGTCGTTCATTTGTTAATGTTATGTTTGTTCCGTGAAGAGTAAATGTACCGTTATATTTACTAATTGAAAAAGAATTAGTAGTACCAGAAGCTGTATTTGTTACAGCAGTTCCATCTCCATGAAGTGTAGCACCCTTTATTGCGCCATCAGCAGTAATATCGCCACCAATACCGCCCGCTTTAGTTACAGTAATATTACCTTTATTTGTAGCAATATCACCCTCTTTAGTAGTAATATTACCCTTATTCGTAGTAATATTACCTTTTTTAGTAACAATATTACCTTCTTTAGTAGTAATATTACCTTTTCTAACTAATATCTGTTTACCTACAGTTAAAGTACCGCCAAAAATAACATTCTTGTTAACAGACAAACCAACACTTGGATTTTTAAGTAATCCTCCTTGAACACTTAAACCATTTGAATTATATTGAGGGGCTGTTACATAAAAATTTTCTCTGTATTGTCTTGTATCTCCAGCAGTATAATGTTCTGGATAAATACCAATTCTTGCAGTCGCCGTACGCACTTCAAATACTGGATAAGAACTTGCTGCTTTTTTAGGATTATTATTTTTAAAATCTGCGTTATTACTTAAAGCTGATGCTCAGCCATTATTAGAAGAATTTAAAATTAATTCTGCAGATGTTCCTGAATTTCCAGTAATGGAAGGGCCAGCTTTTAATAAAATTTGTGGATTAGATTCTGTATAAAGATTTCCTTCTCCAAGACTAGAAACATTAACTTCAAAATTATCTTGCATTTTTAATAAAATATTAGATTCTGCATTTAATCCAATATTAGACTGTGTCATAGACAAGCCATTATAATTATTAGTATCTATAAGAAAACCAGCAATTAATGATTGACCTTCAAGTTTATAACCCTCATCTGTAAAAAATCCAAAACGACGATTAACTTTTTCATCTTCATTAATTGTTTGAAGTTGTACATCAAAATCTGTAAATGTTTTTGCTTGTGAAATAATAGATATTCCACCACCAGTAGAATTAAATAATTGTATACCATTAGAATCGCCTATTAATTCAATTATATCATCTTCGTATCCAATACTAGTATTATTGTCATCAAAAAGTTCTGTACGATTTGTAACTATTTTTCCATAATACTTACCCGCATAAAAAGAATAATCTTTTTGAGATATAAAATTTTCTGTCGATACATATTTTACAGATTCTATTGGTTCAATACTACCTGTTATTTGAACATATTGTCTTTTTTCTGAATCTTTATATATATATCCAGGATTTAATTCTGAATATACTAAATCATTTTTATTTATATAATAAAAAACACCATTCATACCACGAACAACATTATATTCTTTTAATGAATCATCATATTTTTTCATTGATGAACCAGTTCAAAAATATAATGATGAGGTATTTAAATTATTAGCTACAAATGTATCAATAAGTTCGTTATTATCAACTCTAACAACACTTCTATATTTAGCATCAGGGTTATTGTTACTATCTTTTTCAATTGCCGTTATCTTTATAAATTTCTCCTTAATATTATCATAAAAATATTGGTCTATTGCAATTGATTTTGTCGTAATAACATAACTTTCTTCTCCAGTATCGCTTATTTCTAAATCATATGTTGGATCGTTTTCTGCAAGATATATACTATTATTTATTTTATAATATTTTATATTTTGATTAGACACTAAACAATAGTAATTAGTATTATTATTATTATTATTTATTTGATAATAAAATGGTATCGTAGTAGCTTTTTTATAATCTGTGCTATTAATTTTTACATATAAATCATTTTTATCTCAAGAATCTTTTTCAGCATAAACAGTTGTAGAATTTCCATTTTCATCAGTACCTACTGTAATAGATATATATATTTTTGGATTTGATTGCATATTAACAGTTTTATTATTAGTAGTATAAATAACAATATTTTGTCCTGCTTTTTGCTCTAATCCTATGTTAGTTTTAAAATTACCAGCAGACATTAAAGATGATTCATAATTATCGTCTTTAAAAAGATTAAAATGAGCTTTCTTTACTTGTATTTGTAGTCCATCTTTATTTTCAGAGTAATCATTATCTGCTCCTAATAATAAATATGTATCAGTTTTTTTAGAATTTTTAGGATCTTCTGCTGAACTAAAAGTTGGATTAGATGCTAATTTAATATTTTTTCCATATATACCAATAGGTCGAGTATATTCATTATTATTACCTAAACCACCTGTTATAAATAAAGTAGAATCTCCTCCACTATTTGGATTTATTCCATCATTAGAAACGAATAACTGCCCAATAGTATTAGATCCTATTTTTATTTTTAATCCTGTATGAGTTGGAAAATCCATTGGAATAGGAGGTGTTACATTTAAATTTTTTGCAAAGTCGTCGAAAGCTCTAAAAGTATTTACTGAAAATTGAGTCGTATAAACTGAATCTTCATTTTCACCAATATTTACAATACTACTAACAGTATTGGCAACAAATTCTCCTTTACCATTAATACCAGCTAAATAAGTTCTAGAACCTTCTTCATAAATCGTTCTAGTTGTAATTTCTCCATTTGAATTACGACTAGATTGAGTTCAATTAGTACCGTTATGTCTAAAAATTGTAAATAAAGTAGGAGTCTTAGGATCTAGTTGAATTTCTAATGAATCTTCTGGACGTAAATATATACCTAAATCATCCGGAGCTATATCTGTTTCTAATAATTGCCGACCTTTAATAGAAATATAGGGATCTGTTCCAGAATGCAATAAAATTCCAGAATCTTTATAATCTATATCTTTTTCATGATGACCGCTATAAGGATCTGAACCAATTTGAGTTATTTTTCCTGTTCTAATTTCTGGAACATAATCATTAGAATAACGAGGTCCAATCTCACCACTCTGAGTATAATAAAGACTTCGATGCCCTAATCTTCATCCACCTATTTTACTTACTCCACCTGGTCTTAATTCTATTCTACCTTCATTGTAATCATCATTTTTTAATCCTATATAATTACCTTTTTCATCTGTTTGAATAGAATTGCCATTAGGTAATCCAAAATCTGCATTGCCAGTTTTAGCATCTAAGAAAATAGATTGGATACCATAAGAATATCCAAATAAACCTATTTGATTTTCTTCAGAAGAACTGCCAGTATAAGTATTAGTTTTACCCATTAAAATACCGGTAAAACGATTATTAGAATCTTTTTCTCCCGCACCTACTTGCGGAGCAAGTATTGCACCACGTTCATCATCAATACTAATACTATTACCATCTCATGCATTCACAGAATCTAAACCAAAAGTATTTAATGTCATATTAATAGGAGCATATACAGTTGCATATAATTTTATTTCTTCATCTGAATCAGGAATATAAATTTTTGCTTCTATTCGATTATTTGTTACAGATCCATCATATACATCATTAGGTAAAACATAGATCATAGCTTCATTTGTATCATCATTTAAAATTTGAATATTAGCATCAATAATCGCTTCTTCATATGGAGAATAAACAGATTTAAAATAAGCTTCAGGAGTTAATGCAACATTTGCTTTTGTATAAATTGTCTTGTAAAAATAATCTTGTTCTCCTATTTCAGATTTTTCAAGAGCTACATATCCATATTCATTATCTTGTTCATTAACAATAACATATTTATATAAATTATATAGTTCATTCTCTTTTTCTGACTCTGTAGTTAATTGATAACGCGATTCTTCTCAAATTGGTAAAGGATAATATTTTTCAATAAGTTGAGATTCACCTTGTTCATTTTCTACTTGTGTAGTAATTTTATAAAAATAATTTTTATAAACAGCTTGAGAATCTCATCATTCATTCACATTTTTAGAAAATCATCAACATTCGTTTAAAGGTTTATCTTCACGTTCTTTATCTCTAATATCATTTTCTGTAAGGTCCGTTCTATGAGGAAGTTCTTCTTCAATAAATTTATTAATAGCTTCTTTTTGTAAAATCCGTAATCTTTCTTCTTTGAATTTAGCTAATAATAATTCATTTTGAGATTGAACCTTTGCTATATAATTGTCATATAGTCCAGTTCCTCCAGTTATTACTTTATTACCTTCTTCATCAAGTATTTCATTACCTTGTTCATCAACAGCTAAAGTACAATATAACTTTAAATTTTCATCTTTTTCTTTTTCATATACTTGTCTACGCTGCTCTTCTTCTTTTTCTAATGTACTTTTTCTTTGAGATATTAATTTAGAAAAAGTATTCTTAGTATTTTTTTCTAATCCAAGAGTAAAACTAGGTTCTAATTCAAAACATTCTTGAATAATATTAGAATTATTTGATTTATTTACATCTAATCCTCCACGAGCTTCCCAATAGATGATAGAATTTTCAGGAAGGTTCGTTAATTTTAACCCTTGATTATGATTAAAAATAGGATTGCGGCCGTCCGCATTATAAACAACATCGTTTAAATATGTTTTTTTATCAATTGCAATACGTTGCATTGGTAATAATTCATTGACTAAAGTTGAATTATTTTCATATTCAATAATAGGTAAACTAAAGAAACTGTAGTAAGTTTGTTCTGATTCTTCTTCTGTAATAGCATCTTTATTTTTTATTAAAATTTCTGATCTAATGTTCTGAAGTAATAAACTTCTAGTATCATTATGATAATTAGGATTTCATTTAATTTCATTAGCAGTTATTTCAAAATATTTGCCCAGTTCATTTCCTCTTGAGTTTCCTGCTAAAATTCATCTTGGGTATCCCGAGGCAAAATTTACTGAATCAATTTCTTCACCTTTTTGATAAACATGAGCTTTTAATACAGAATTTTTATTTTCAGCATTTGTAACAATTGTTTGTTTATTTTTTAGTACATCAATATCACCATCTGAATCTGCAACATTAAACATTGCTTGAGTTTCAGTTGTATTTTCATCTATTGGAACATTTTTTTGTACATATAATGTTAGTGGTTGTTCATGAAGAACAAAATATTTATCATTTCCATTATAACTAATTTTAGAAATCATATCTGTACCATTAGTACCATTACCACCTATTTTATTAAAATAAAAATTAGTATCAGCATAAAGATCTATATCGTTAAAATTAGCATGGCAAGTAATTTGATTATTTTGCGCATCAGGATTATATAATTTTTCAATATCAAAAGTGCAATCTGGTCCTTTTAATAATTGCTCTTGTTGTGTTGCGGGATTTAATACTAGTCCATCTGGAGGAATAATTAAAGAATTTTCTAAATTAAAAATTCATTCAAAATTAATATTTGAACTAGAAACAGAAAAAGATAATCCGGTTGGGCCTAAAATTTTTGCATGTAAAGGTTTAATTTCTAAAGGATCTTTTGTTTTAGTAAGAGTTGGAGCATTTCCATATTCATCATATTGAAATACCTGATCTCCATTTTCAATTATAATTCTATAATTTGAAGAAGCTCCCATTTTTAAATTTGTAATTTCAATAGAATCTGTACCGATATCATAATAATTAGCAGTAGTTTCTGAAATAAAGATTTTTTGAACTGTACACTCAACAGTAAAACCTGAGCTAGATAAAGAAACAGGGTATTGAATTCTTGTTGCTCTATTAGGAATCTTTGTTTCAACTAATTCATTTGTAGTTCTATCCAAATATCACATTTTAATTTTAGAAACAATATTATCTTTTAAAATATTAGAAGTGTTTTTTGAAAAAGCATCTTCTAAAAATAAAACAGATGAATTAGCACTATCTGCTATGCTTCATTGATATTTATATAATGGAGTTTCTATACTATCATTATATCCATATTCTTGATAATTGTCTAAGTTTTCATTATCTTCAACAGAAAGAGAGTTCTCTTGAATTAAACAACTAATTGTAGGGCTTCCTTCTGAAAAAGTAAATTCAGTGCCTAAATCAGATTCTAATTTTATTTTTGTTGAAACTGCATTATTATAAACAGTAAATGTTGTTGATAAAGTAACTGTTTCATCAGAAGTTTTATATAAAGCTATACATTTATATAAATTTTTGTATGCTCAATTTTCATTACCGGTAGTTTGAAAAATAAATCTACTAGTATTTTTTAATCGTTTCCATCCTATTCCCGCATAATGATAATAATCTGGATGACTAGCATTAATTACTTGTGAACTTTGTTTTAATCAAATATATTCAACATTTGCATTAGAAGTTAATTCTTCTATTTGATTTCTATAAACGTGAGCATTAAATGTAACTTTATCATCTGCAGATAAACTAGATAAAACTCCAGTACTATTCTCTGCACATTCAACCTTTAAAGAAAAATTGTTAGATTCCGCATCAGATTCTTTCAATAAAAATAATTGAATGTTTTGACAAAATATATCATATCCAGTTCCTTCATCTTTAGGAGCGTCACTAGGTGGCCATAATTGTTCTTGTTCTGCATCTTGATTAAATCCATCTTTAAAAAATAAAATATTTTTTATATATTTAAAACGAGAAAATTCTAATTTTTGAGATGGAATTATATATTGACTATTTCAATTCTTAAATGCTAAAGGATTACCCATCATTGAATCTGAAGTTAAATAAATAATTTCATCAATATCTGATAAATCTCCAATAGAGGTAGATTTTCAATTATTATAATAAGTTTTAATTTCTTCTAAGTTTGCAGGTAATTTTTTTAAATCAGCTAATAAATTTAAATATGCAGCAACTAGATTGTCTGTTGCAATAGATTGAGAAGAAGAATTATTAACACAGAAAGTCTGATAAATTGTTTGAATATATTGAGAATAACAATCAAATAATCCTAATCCATCTTGTTGTCAATAGGAAACAGATTCATCATTAGCATCACTACTATTAAAAAATAACTGTAATCTTTGATCTCATTCTTTTAAAGATATATTATCTATATCAGTTTCACTTATTCCAACTCATCCTGTTGATGGAATTGTAGTATTTGTTTTTACATCAATAGTAAAAGCAGCATTTTCTTTTGTAGAAGTAATTTTTTTAGCATTTCCAATAATAATTTTACCAAGATTATCTAAAACTTCTCCTTGAGTTTGACCATATCCTGCATTTGGATTACTAAAAGTTAAAGTTAATGCTAATCCATATCTACCTCCGGCAGATCGTTGCTGAATAATATCTAAATTTGTGCGGAAATCTGCTCTAAATAATATATTTGTAGCTTCTTCTTTATAAATATTAAATAAATCTTGAGATATGTCAAGATGATTATTAGAATTATCATCTACATTATATAAGAAGCGAGCTCTATGTAAAATAGAATTACTATCTTCATCTTCTTCATCTAAACTATGATAAGAACGTAGTCCAAATATGGAATCTTCATCAATTAAATTTGGACCTAATTTTACATATTTATTAATTTCTGATGATACAGAAGTACTTTCAGCTGTCATAGAAGACATTGAACTTGCTTTTCCAATAATAAATTTTTCTTTAGAAAAATCACTTTGTGGGACTGTAACATAAACAGCTGTATTTCGCGCATAAGTTTCAGAAGAATCTCTTGCAGTTGCTACGAAAGTACCACCTTCATATTTTACTTGATATAAAGGATAACCACCAGACATTCCAATATTTTTATCTATAATTGCGGTAATTGTTTTATCTAATTTTAAACCGTTTATGCGCCGTTGGACAACTGTGTCAATAGCTTCCAACACGGAACGTTGATAGTTCTGTTGCGCTCCAATATCGTTACCCATACTGCGCTCCTTATCTCTAATAAAAAAACGGGAGAGTTAAAAGATATAACTCTCCCGCATAATTTCCTTATATCTCACTCTTTTTAAAATAAAAAGTTAGACAAAGTTTTTATTCGTTTTCGCCCTAGATAGTACGATTAGCATATTGATATGCTTTATCAGAAAGATTTAATAAAGCTGCACGAATATCTTCTGCATCAGTAGCATTAGGGAAGGATGCTTGAATTTCAACTCGTTGTTCCGTTACTGGATTATAAGACGAATTAAAATTGTTTTTAAACATTCTATTCATAGTAGATAATCCTGATATTGTATTTTGAGTCATATCTCGCATTAATGTAATTGCCGCAAGAATATTTTCTGTATCAGTAGCATTTAACACTAATTCTTTTTGATGTAATACAGCTAATTTACCATTTTTACTTAAATTAGTTTCTTCGCCACCTCATTGTCCAGTATATCCACCTGTATCATAAGTAATGGCTTGTCTTAACATATCTTCATTTAAGTGCCATCTCTCTGTTTTTTTAGTATCGCTCTTATTTGCTAAACCAGTTCCAGTTTCTTTAGTAGCTTCTTTACTCGCTTCATAAAAACCAATATTATATTTTGCTAATTTACTCGTATCTCCATATCCTTTGGTATGATGTTCATTAACATGAGAAATTTTAACTTGAGTATCTTTACTTAATCTAAAACCGTTATTTCCATTAGCGTCATATTGATCACCATCTCTATGATATGAAACCCACGTTCCTTTTTTAAGAGTTACTACTTGACCCACTTCAAATTTTTTGCTACCATTCATTAAATCTATGCTATCTTGATAATAACTTTCTTTTGCATTTTTATCTTTAATTGTTTCATTAGCTTTATTTAAAGCTTTTCCTAAAAGAGATGTTGTTTGTTGACTAGCTTCTAATTGTTCTCTATATTGTTTTAATTTATCTAAAGCTTGTTGTAATTCACTGTTATCTGCACCTAATGCTGCAAAAAGATTGTTTGTAGCTGCAGCCAAATCTTTTGTTGCATTTGCTGCTTCGCCCATTGAATCTGTTATATTATCTGCACCAGAACCAATTTTTGTTAATGCTCCGCCAGGTCCAACCATTTTATCTTCTAAATCTTCTACTTGATTTCCCATTTCTAAATCTGCTTTAGTTACAGCTTCAACTATATTTGGTAAAATTTGATCTCCAATTAAATTAGCCATATCCATTCAATCTTGACCAGTCTTATCTTTAACTTCACCATTTTTATCATATAGAGCATCTAACATACCAAGTGCAGCTGTTGTAGTATCCTCACTACCATTTTTAACTAGTCAATTAAGAACATCGTACATACCAGCAGAAGTATCAGCAAAATCTTCAGCAAGAGCTTTAAAAGTATCATTATATTCAGATTCAAGATTAGCTAAAGCTATACCACGTGCAGTCGCATCATCTTTATATTTATTTCAAATAGCCGCTCGTTTTTCAACATAATTTTGTAAAAGACTAATTGCTCGATCATTATTGGCAACAGTTTCTTGTTTTGTCATTTCATATGCATCATATTCAGAATCAGCTAAATCTTGTTGAGCTTCTTTAACATCTCCCTGATCTGCAGTATAAACATAACGATAATTACCCTGAGTATCACGACGTAATTGCATTTTATTTTTATTACGCTGAGCATCTTCAAGAGCCATCTGTTTTTGAAGAATTTCTAATTTAGCATTTGCAAGTTTAACATCATATTCTGTAACAGTATTTTGTTTTTGTAATAAATCAAGTTGTTCTTGCATTTGTTGACGAATTCGATTTTGAGTTTGCGCAGATGAACCTTGAGCATTATCCAAAAGATCAAGATATTTACTTCTTAGCTTATCAATTTCATAAGCTTTTTCAACATCATCTTTATATCTATCCATATAATCTTTTTGAAGTTCTCAGTTGTCAGTAAGCTCATCAATATCATTTGAACCAAAAAGATCTTTATAAATATGTTGAGAACTAGCTTCAACAGCATTTTCAAATTTTTCAACTCAAAGTTCTGCAAGGTCTTGCGCAGCATCTAACATAGCATCTTCCGCGTCGTCCATGCGGTCTTGCATTTCTTCAATTAATTTTTTATCGCCAACTTTTAATGCTTCTTCATAAGCTTTTTGTCAATATTCATATGCGGCAGTCATTTGATTTAATTGATTCTGCATAATATCGCCTTGACGAGAATAGAATTGATCTAATTGATCATAACTATCTTCACCGTAATATAAAGTATAAGTATCACTTATACGTTCCATTTTTTCAGATAATCTATCAAATTGATTTAACTGACGTTCAATTGCTTCACCTGCATCATTATAAATATCTAAAATATTATCACGAGTCTCTTGAACAAGCTGACGATAATTTTTAAATTCATCTAATAACAAATCATATATATCTTTAAAATTTTCAAATAAACTTGCTTCATCCATACCAAAAAGATTTGCCGCAGCTTTTGGATTATCCATTCACTCTTGTAATTGAGTTAAATCTTGTGTAAGAATGCCTAAATATCCATTTTGTAATCCATCTTCTGAAATATTAGCTTTACGATTTTCAAAAAATTTGATAGCTCCTTCAAGAGCATTTCTTGTATCTGGATCTTTTTCAGTTTTTAAAGCTTCTTGTTTTTGATTAATTAAATTGTCATAAAAAGTAGTAGCGTCTTTTGCTGTAATATTATAAATATCATCTAATTGACTCATATTTTCAATTAAATCTCCATAAGGAGTATCATCAATTGAAAAACTATTCATAAAAGAATCAGAGTCAAAATCTCTAAACAATTTCTTTAATTCCGCTCCTGATTCTAATGCTTCTTTTAATCCATCTCGTGCTTCAGTATAAAGTTTAAATTGTTCAATTCTAAGATCTTGAATATTAAAAGTTGCGTCTTGAATTTCATTATTTATCTTTTTTAATTCAGCTTCAATTTCATCTGAACGTTTTCCACCTTCAAGAAGACTCTTACTTAATTTATCAAATTTATCTATATATTCACCAATGTTTTTTGCTAATTCTTCTTTGCCAGCTTTTGCTGCAGCTTTTTGTTTATCTACCATTGCATTATAAGTTTTATCAACTGCAGCTGAAACTTCTTCATAATTTGTAATAATACCATCTGTGTTACGTTTAAAATCTGGAATCTTCATATCGACGCCAGCTTTTTTAGCAACTCTTTCAGCAGCTTTATCATCCTTTTTTATTTGATTTCGAACATCTCGTCTTTCTTGATTCTTTAAAATATCTCTTTTTTCTTTTAAAATTCTTAATTCTTTTTCAAGTAATCTAATTTGTTTATTTTGATTACCACGAGCTTTGTCACCAATTAATTTATCTTGCTTATCTTGTATTCCTTTTAAAACTTCATCTGTTTTTTCTAAAAGACTATCTACTTTTTCATAATAATCTTTTTCATGTTCTCTCTTATCTTTAGTAGAGATTTCTTTCTTTTTTCCTCCGCCATTTTTTTTGTTTCCGCCACCTTTATTGTGAGCAAGAATTTGATTGCGGCCAACATAGTAATTGTGATTTCCAGAAACTTCAAAATTATAAACAGTTTGTTGTTCTATATTAATTTCAATTTTTCAAATTACATGCCAAGTACCATTGGCAAATAAAACTCAATCTCCAACTTTAAGATTTTCAGCTGCAATCCATTGCGGAACACCAGTTAAAATATTTTTAGTGATAAAAAATCTGTGAATACCTGTTACTCTTAATTGTTCATTTTGAATGTATAAAGTATAAATAGGTTCTTTTGTATCATGAATCATAGTTTGAACTACAGAACTATATTCATTATTTCCGGTTTGTTCATTATAAGAAAGAACAATATCATTAGGTTGAATTGTTTCAATAGCTTTAAATCCAAGAGAAGTAGAAACTTGAGTTCCAGCTACAAAACAAGATTTCCCACCTTTATTATGCGCAAGAATTTGATTGCGGCCGACATAATAATTATGATTATGAGATACCTCAAAATTATATACTGTATGATGTTCAATATTAACATCAATTTTGTGAATAACATGTCAACTACCATCAGCAAACATTACTCAATTACCAACTTTAAGATCTGCTGCATGTACTCATTGAGGAATTCCGCAAGTGATTTTATTTGTTACTAAGAAACGGTGAACACCAGTAACTCTTAATTGTTCATCTTTAATATGAAGAGTATATATAGATTCAGTGGTATCATGAATCATAGTTTGAATAACTTCACTATATTCATTAACTTTAATTCTTTCATTATAAGAAAGGACTATATCACCTTTTTGAATTTCTTCAATAGGTTTAAATCCAGTTAAAGTAGTAACTAAAGTGCCTGCTATAAAGCAAGATTTTCCTTTACTTCCAGTACCATTATTAGTATTATTTCCAGTATAAGAAGGAAAATTATTTCCTCCAACAGTATTTCCAGAAGGAGAAGTAGGCATTTTATTTAAACTAGTAATTTTTGGTACAGCTGTATTTATAGGAATATCCATATCAGGAACTTCAATTCCTCCAATTTTTGCTCCTAAAACTTCAATAGGAATTGAAGTTCCAGGAATACTAATAAAATTACCAGGAGGTCCAGGTTGCATTTCTATTTGTGGATCTGTCTCAACAGAATTTAACATCGCATTTAAATCTTGAGCAGTTAGTGTTCCTTTTGCTAATAAATCATTGAGTGTAGCTATAGCTTGTTCATCATGGATTGTAGTAGTTGCTTCGACTTCCATGTGAGCTCATTCATCAAGTTTTGTATTTAAATAATCTAAATCTTCTTTTGCTAAATCCGCATTAAGATTTAATAATATTTCTTGTGCCGCAGCTGCTCTTAAATCATCTAAAGAAGAAATATCTCCATTCGCAAGAGCCTCAATTTCTTCTAAATGTTCTTGAACAAAATCTGCTGATATATATTGTTGTTCAACATTTAAAATATCACCTAAACTACTTTGAACCTCTCCTAATGCTTCTGCATATTCTAAAGTTCCTCTTTTAGAGTCATCTTTTAAAATTTCACCATTCTTTTTTCAGCCTTCTGATAAAGAATCCAATCCTTTTTGAGTTTGCATTACCATATCAGCTAAATCATCAACACTATCTTTATATCCTTCTGCGGCTTTCTTAGCTTTATCAGTTCTTTTTACATTTTCTTGTAATTCTTTAGATTGTTTCTTTGTTAATCCAGTAACTTTTTCACCGGCTTTTGCTTGTTCAATTTGTTTATCAGTATATTCTTCTAAACTTTTTGCAGCCTGTTCATATTCTTCATTTAATTCTTTTTGTGTATTTTTTACAATGTCTGAATCTTGAGCCATAGATCTCATTGCATTTTGAGTAGAATCAGAAATTTTATATTTTTCTGATAATAAATTTTCTCTTTGAGTAGTATCTGCACTGTCACTATAATCTTCTCTCATTACATTGTCTTTTGCAGATTGCATTAATGTACCAATAATTTGATCAATAGGCTGAGATCAATCAATACCTTCATATAAGGCTATTTTTTCATCCTCTGTTAATTCTGAATTTTCTACAGCTGATATAGCAGTATCTACCATAGCTTGAGTATAATAATCTTGTCCTGCAGATGGCAAAGAAACTTGTTGATTTGAAGAATTTATTCCTTTAATATTATAATCTTTAAAAAATTGATCATTATTTTCGCCCATTAGTTTTTCTTCAGATAAGGCTTTAAAATGACCTTGTGCTAAAACAACTTTTTGAGCATTATCTTCCACAGATTTTAAAGCTAAAGCATATTCTTCTGCTTTTGATATTGATTCATTAAAATATGCTGCCGTATTACTATCTTGTTTAAAAACACTTAATAATGCTTCGGCATCAGTTCCTGCTTCTTTCAATTTTTCTTTAAAAGAATCTAACTGTATTCCATTATTAAATTTAGTCATATAAGTTTCATCTGCAGTTTTTATATCATCTAAAGATAAAAATTCACTAAAATTTTGTTTAGCTTTTTCTAATTGATTATTTAAATCAATATAAAATTGATTATTAGGATCGCTTTGTAGCTGTCCTTTTACTGTTTCTTGTTTTTCTTTTAATAAATCTAAAGCTTTATGTGCTTTCCCAATAGCTTGTTCAACAGAGTCAGCTTCTTTTGGCATTAATTGAGCTTCTGTCAATCAATCTCTAATTTGAGCTGTGGATTCTGTTACTCCAGATCCAGTTAACATTTGAGATGTTACAGAAAAAACAGAATCACGATAAGCTTTTTGATAATCTTGCTGTGCAGATCCATTAAATAATAATTCTCCATTTAATGACTTTCCATATTCACCTTGGAGTAACATATCTGCATTATCAATAGCTTTTTGAGCAGCTTCTTGTTCAGCATTATGAACGGCTTCAGCTAAAAGATCAAATCGACCTGATGCAGCAAAAGCCTTTGCTCCTATTATGTCTAAACTTTCCCCTAAATCATTGCTGGTATCAATAAATTCTTGAGAGATTTCTCCAGTTTCTTGATAAACTTTATATAAACGTTCTCAATTTTTTGCAGTAGTAGAAACATTTTCGCTATTTGTCTTAGCTTCTTCTAAAGCTTCTTTTTCTGTAGCCATAGCATTTTGAACTTTTTGCTGATATGCTCCTCATGCGGCAGATGCAATAGCCAATCCTGCAGCTATAGCTGCAAAAGCTAAACTACCTATTAGACTTAGTTGAGCTTGTCTTAAATCCGCAGTAGCCGCAGCTGCATCTTTTTGCGCTTTATTCATCTCTTCTGTAGCTTGAGCAACTTCATGCATTCCATTTGAAGCTTTTTTAGCGAATCCTGCTGCTCCTCGTTGCGTATTATGTAAAGTTGTTGAAAGCGCTTTAAAACCACTTTGAGCTTTACTATTTCCTTTATCTATTTTTTCTTGAGCTTGAGCTATTTCATTCTGAGCACTTGCTATAGCATCTTTTGCTTGTTGAATATTTGAAGTGCTATCTTTAAAAGAAGGTATCTTTAATATTTCAGTTATTTTTTTTCAACTAGTATATAACATTGGTAAAGATGCTGTTAAATTGGCTATTGTTTGTTGTATCTTTTCTCCAGTTGAAATATCTGTTTTTTGTCAAAGACTTCCTAAATTTTGAAAAGATTGTCAAGCAAAACTTAATTGACCAATATTTGCTATCATATCGACAACATCTTTAATATTAAGTTGTTTTTCAGCGGCCTTTAAATAGCTTGCTCCAAGTTTATTACTACCTTCAGCAGCTCCTTCTGTATTTTTAGCTTTAAAAGCCAATTCTTCTAATTTTTTAATAAAATTTTCAATTTCTTGAGTACTTAATTCTTTATTAGATAATTTATCTAAAAATTCAATAACACGACCAGTTTCGCCTTCAAACTGTTTAATTGTTGTAGTAATTTCTTCTATAGAAGCATTACCTAAATCAAAAGACTCACCCAAGTCTTTAAAAACATTATTTAATCTATTATATAAACTAGGCTCCATATAGTTCTTTAAAACTTGTAAAGATTCAGACATCATTTGAAGAGAATTTGAAAAATCTTTGTCTTCATCTTCTGATTTATTTAATTCTGACTGATATTCTTGTAATCCCTGATTAAATTTTAAAAGTTCTTCTTTTGTTGTCTGAATTGCATCTTTAGTATCTCCTAATCCACCTTTTAATTTTTCTATTGCTACTGCAGCATTTATTCCACCAGCATCGTCTAAAAATGGACTAGCATATTTATCGTTAAAAACAGATCCTAAAACGGTTCCAACACTTTCTAATTGAGTTTTTAATTCTCCTTGCGCTTGAGTTGCTGCATTAGCATTTTGAACCATTTCTTTAAGAATTTGATTGGCTTGCTCTCATTGTTCAGAACTTAAATTCGGAGCTAATTCATTAATACGTTGAGCATAATTAATTATAGATTGAGTATTTTGATTACTTTCATCTGGATTAGCAACTTTTAATTGCTCTAATAAAGCACCTCTATTTTGAGAGTTTTCAATACGTTGTTGCTGTACCGCTTTATTCAGTGCAGCATTATTAATTTGTTCTGCAATATTGTTACTAAATAAACGAGTAAAAGCCGAAGCCAATCCCAATATAATAGTGGGACCACCACCTACAGATTTAAATAAAGTATCTACTGCATCTGCCAATTTGGTTAAAGCATCAATAAGAGGATAAACCATATCTGTAGTAAATACATCATTAAATAATCCTTCAAGTGTTGTATTTAATTTTTGAGTACGTCCAGCTAAAGACTCTGCATACTCTTGATTCATTTGATCAAGAGTACCAGTAGCTGCACTTCCAGTCGCTCCAACATATTCTTCATACATATCACGATTATCCATCAATGCTACAAAACGGTTAACTTGATATTTACCTGCTAAAGCTTGTGCAGATGCAATTTTTGCAGTATCATCAAGATCAGCTCATACATCCATGAGATCTTCCATAATCTCATCCATTGTACGAATATTACCAAATTGATCTAATACTTTAACTCCAATTGAATCTAATTTTTCAGTTACTTTTCCTAAATCAATTCCATCTTCGTCTTTTCCTCCACCAGAAATATCAGAAAAACGAGCATAAAGAGTTTTAAGACCATTACCAATTTGTTCAGGTGCTTCTCGCGTTACAGATTCAATAGTAGCAATTTGTGCTGCTAATGTTTCGCCACTAACGCCGACGGCATTTGCCATTGAAGCAGCTCGTTGTGATGCTTTTGCAAGTTCACTTACATCAGCCGCAGATACATTAGCAATTAATGCTCAGTTATCCATTTGCTGAGTTAATTCTTCAATACTATCTCCAAGGCCATAAGCATTCATATATGCTGTAATTTGATCTGAAGTAGTAGCAGTATCTTGCTGAGATGCGTTTGCTAATTTTGCAGACAGGGTGGCTAGCTCTTGTGATTGACTAAGATCATAACCTTGTTGTGCAAATACTAATGATGCATTAGTCATACCTGTAGTAGACATACTTAATGCTTTTGCGGCTTCATTCGCAGATTTTGCATATTCATTCATTGAATCACGATTATAATCAGTAACAAGCATAATTTGTGTCAATGAATCATCAAGTTCTTTTACATAATCTACAGAATTATGAATTGCATTCATAAATTGACTAAAGAAACTTGAAACAAGTCCTCATCTAAATGTATTACTAAAAGTAGTAAATAATTTATCTATTTGAGAATTAGATCTTTGAATACCAGTATCTAATTGTCCTAATTGTCCAATTAAATTATTAAATGCAATTTGACCTTCAGATCCTGCTTGAGTAAAAGCATCTTTTAATCCTTGCATCGTAACGCCAGATTCTTTTAACTCAGTTTTAAAAGTTGATAAATCCAACACTCCAAGAGAAGGATTAAATGCTTTTGTTAAAGCATCTCCTAAACGTTGAATTTGTTCTCGAGCTTCTGAAAAACTTCCATCTAAAAGTTTTTCATTTCCCATTTTTTGTAAAGTTAATTCAACTTGTTGTAGTTCAGTTTTTAATTTTTGTAATCCAGAACTATCTAATTTAGTTGAAATATTATATTCAATAGTATTGGAATATTTCAAAGTATTTCACCTTCCTCTCGGAATGTCCTTATATCTCTATGATAGACTTTTAGTCTATAACAATATCTACTATTAAATGGAAAATTCTTTATTTTTCTAATAAAAAAAGAGCCTTACGATTTCATTCGTAAGGCTCAAATAATATTAAACATTAAATAAACTGTCTAATACTTTTTCAGAATCTACTGGATTTTCTACTCGCTGAGGTTGACGATCCATACCCCATTCTTTTGCAATTTTTAATGTCTCTTTAATTTCATCATTTTTAGTTAAATCATTCATTTGACCGGCCATATTCTGAAGAACTTCAGAACTGAAAATCTCAGCTTTATTTAATACCCCTCCAATAGAGAGAAGATATTTTTCATAATCTGCAAAATACTGAGCGGCAACCTTGCCAATGTAATCGACGGTGGCTGTATGATTTTTAACCAAATTCTGAATATACCCCATTTCTAAGAAATGATCAAATGCAGTAAGAGGGTTCTCCGCAACCATAGGACCATCAATATCATCTAAATCTTCAATTAGTAAAAGAACTTCGTGACAAACTAATGCACGTTCAAATACAAATTGATTTAAAAATCCATTGTCTTCTGCTTCCTCAAGACAAGAATTAATCATATCATAGATCTCTTGGGAAGTAAGAGGACAATTTAATACTTCTTCAATATTAATCATATTCAACTCCTTTTATCTCATATATTTTTACTATTATAGTATAACATAATTTTTATTTTTTGTCAAGATTATTTGTTTTTAAAAGAAATCTTTAAAATTTAACGAAATAGAAACTTTTGTATCACATATAGCTGTATATACTTTATTATATGCACTAGAAGATCGTTGTTTAGAACTTTCTCAGTCAGGATAATAAGGCGGTGATACAAAAGATCGTGCATTAATTTCTCCATAATTTCGCATACGAGATCCTTTATCGTTAGAATTTTCTCTAGCACTAATTCAACTATTTTTTATTCCCATACTATTAAATTCTGTTCCTGAATTATAAGCTGATATTAATTTCGTAAAGATCTCATCTACAGAAATTATTTGAACATCTCCCTCATATCTATTTCTTATGACATAATAATCTAATCCGCGTCCTAATTCTGAAGCTCCTTTTGCAGCAATTGTATCTGCTGCACATAAAACTTGCATTTGTCTTTTAATATTAGCTCACACATTATCAATTTGTCAAGCGTTAACTCTTGTAGTAACATCTCTAAAACGAGAGAAGGATACAAAAGCTTGTTGTAAATGCGTATCAGCTAAACCTCCTGCAGTATTAACTAAAAATTTTCAATCAAAATATCCACCAATATTTAATTGTTTATAAGTTTTTTCAGAAGTAATTCCAATAGATGAAATATCTTTATAATTTTTTGCTTGAAAAGAAGTTATATCTATAGTGCCTGTCGCGCTATTTCTACTAATCATTACGTTATCGGCTTTGCTATCTGATCCAAGTGAAGCAAAAGTTTGTTCTATTTTTTGTCTTGCAGCTTCCATTTGATGATCTGGCAATGATTTCGCTGTGACATTATTACTTGATACATGACCAACAGCCATCATAACTGAAGTAGCCTTATCTAAGACTTGTCCTGTTGCCGATAATCAAGCTATTGGTAGAGCGATTTCAAAGAGAGATCCTGATAAACTGTTTAATGCAACAGTACCTGCCGCAGTAATATCATCATTATCTTTGTCACCTGCAGATCCATTATTTATTGAATTCATCAAAGCTTCAATTTTTTTCGCATAAGAAACAGCTTTTTCTATTGACCCTGCTGCTAATCCTCCTAAAGCTGCTCCTTGTACTAAAATAATATCTATATCTGCAAGTAGTCTATTCATTTCATTTTTAGCTATTTCTAAATCATGAAGTTCATTTAATGCTTCTTCCAACATTTTTTGAGCTGCATCATAATCATCTAAGACTTGCATAATAGGTGTATTATTCAATGCCATCTTAAAATCTTCTGGTTTATAACCATATAATTTTTTAATATCTTGCTCAAAACCAGCTTTTTGACTTCGAAGAGCTCCTCTAGTCCTTGTTAATCGATCTGCACCTACCCGTTTAATATCTGCTTTGGCTGAATTTATAATACTATAAGGATTAATTTTTTCAACATCTAAATAATTTCCATAAAAAAGATATAAATATTTTTCCATCATAATTTTTACCCCCTAGAATCTCTAATAAAAAAGAGGGGTACCCGCAAGGGTACCCCTAAATTGGAGACTATAAGGGTCTCCCGCATTAATTAAATTAAGGATTAGATACTGGAAGCTGATCAAAGATAGACTTATCATATAAGCTATCAAAATACTTATCATGATCAGCAGTACGATCTGTTAAGCTATCAGCACCAGAACCATCACCGTGGCCAACAACCTGCTTATTAGCATAGTTGTGCTTAGCTTCAGAAGGATCAATAATTTGAAGAGCAGCCATTACTTTCTTACGCTTATTAAATTTAGTATAAGCGGGGAAAGCATCAATGGTAAAGGTGAAGGTTGAAGGATCACCAGAATTAGCCATTGTAAAGGTGAAGTTAGACTGAATCTTGCCACGAGGAATAATAAACTGAGCAGGTAGATCCTGGCCAGTGGCTTCCTCACGGAAGAGAGTGTCAGCTTCAATGTAATAATAACCAGCGAAATTCTCAGCATCAATTTGAATTTCCTGAGCACCAGCACCGTGAACAGTATAGCAATCAATACGAACGGTATCACCGGCTTTAATTCCGCCAGCTGTGCTTGTAGCAGGATCTAACTCTTGAGTACTCTCATGATCATCAGTATGAGCACTTTCATCATAATCATTTAATGGAGAAGTAAGCTTGAAATAAAGATCTGCATTCGGAGCTACTTTAATAACACCACGAGTGCTAATTTGATTAGTAGTAAGACCATTTTGTAATTTATTATCTGTAAAGATTTCTGCTTGAGAAACCGCAGATAAGAAATATTTAGGAGCACCAGCACTATCAAGAGTAGTTGCATAGATAGGAGCTTCTTTAGAGACAACTAAAGTTGCACCGTCACGAATATCTTGTGGAAGACGTGCGTAATAATTACCAGCACCAGAGCCTTCAATAACAAGGTCGTAAATCTGATGTGTGTAAATCTTAGGATCAGTATCGCTATCAGCGTCAGCAGCGCCAACACCTTTAACAATACCAGCACCAGAAAGCATAGCAAAGCTTACAGGAGAAATAAGAGCATCTTCGACGGTGAATGTAAGAGTTTTCTCTCCGTCCCAACCAATTAGACGAGGATTACCCTTTCCGCCCTGTGCATAAACTGTAGTAGCAGCACCTTCAAGAGTACTGGTCTTAGCTGTATCAAGATAAAGAACAGGCTGACCAGCATCAAAGTGCTGATTACCAATATCTACAGAAGTTAAAGGACGAAAGACAACGTCGCAGATCTCGCGTACACCCATGCGCATAAGCGGACCTCCTTTGTCTTTAAAAACGAACAGAAAAAATTGTATACAGTCTTTTCCTTTTTTGATATAGCTAAGGGTTCGCGCTCCCTGCTAATATCTCTTGAAAAATATATTTAACACCGTCAAGGCACAGTGATAAATATTAATATAAATTACGTTGCCAATCTAGTGGAGCTTCCATTTTAGAAGTATCCATCATTGGCATAGAAGATACCCGCATATAAAAATCAGATTGTTCTTTACTAAAAAATCGTCTATAAGCATCATATAATTGAAATGGAGTATAATTAAAAAATATTCCTATATCCATTCGCATTCCAATAGACAAAGTAGAACAATAATCTGCATATATAGAATGATCACCTTCTACTGCGGCTTTCTGTGCATGAATTTTTTCACGACCTTTTTTAATTTTTTCCGCAATCTTAGAAGCCATGTCATTTGCAGGATTATAATCAGGTTCTCTTTCATTATCCCCTTGTGGAATAAATGCATCATTTAATGTAGCTTGAAGATTTTCAAAATTAAAAGGATGAATACGTCCTACTATATGTTCAGTTTCTTCATCTGAAATTAAAAAATCTATAGTATTTTCTGTAAACTTTACTTTATATTCAGGAAAAATTAAAGTAAACAAATCTAATACCATTCTTTTAATTGTTGGGTCTTCTTCTACCATGATCAATAGAAGTTGAAAATCTGATATAATATTTAATTCAGAATTGCCCTGTTTGATTTGATCTGCAAATTGTTTCATACTAACTAACATTTGAACAGCTACTAAAAAATCATCTTCTCCAAACAAAACAATATCTTTAATTTTAGGCTGAGTAACAAAAATATTCGCATCTTTAATAGGCAAAGGTTGCCCTGATAAAATTAAACCCAGCTCTTTCTTATCTCCTTTTATCGCCATGTTTTATCACCTTACCAAGCACCGCCACCAAGATCTTGCGGAGCAGGTAATTCAGGATCAACGGTAGTGCTATCATCACCACGACCATGAGTCGCAATATAACGAAGAACAATACCACCAAGATATTCGTTCATTACGATTTCACTAGCACCCATAAATTGAAGAGTTCCAATACCAGAAAGTTTTGTTTCATTTAACATACCATCAATGTATCCCGCAATCTGATATGGACGTAATTTATAATCATCTAATTCCCAATAGTCAAGATGACAAATAATAGAAAATGTAATTGTACAATCTCTATAGTGCGGATTTCCAGTTGGAATAAAGTCATCAAACTCTAAAAGAATATACGCTTTCACTTCTTCATGTTCTCCAAATTCTAATTTAGGAACATTTTTAAGATACTGTTTATCTTTTAAATCTTGAAGATTCATATTATCAATAATTTCTTGATACTGAATTTGTTCTTCATCAAGACAATCCGCAGTATTAATTACTAAAAGTTTCTTCAATTTATCACTATAAGGGCGACTCTCAACAAAGAGTCGCCGCCAAATAGTTTCTTGATCGGTTTCACAGGAAAGGAAAGTTGATTTAAAATTTTTAGCCAACAAGGCCGAGGCTTTTCTCATTTTTATCTCCTGTAAATGATCCAATAGCAACAGGAAAGACTACAGTTTCAGTTTCACCATCTTGTTCAAACACACAAGTTAAATTAAATTTACCCTTGCGACCAGTAATAATTTCAATTCTACATTGTTTACCATCTTGTTCAAGAATAGTTGCAACTGCCGCATTATCAATTGAAAATACAACATCTTTACCTTTTGCTCTATATGTATAGAATCCGTATGGTGCAACTTTATCAGGACCAACAATATATTCTCTGCGTCAGTCAACTTCAACATTTAAAGTATATTCACCATAGTTAACAGCATAAGAACCAATGGCACCGTCATGTATTCTAACTTTACACATATTGCCATTATTCATTACTTCAACTATCTCTACTCTTGGATTACCAGTAACAGTCCATTCATATTTATTCTTTAAATATTCTTTTGGAATATAATAACCAACTGTAGTATCTTGCGGAACGGTTGTTTCACCAACAATTACATCAGTATCAGCTGCAGCCGCACCACGACGAATTTCTGGTAATTCAGCAATAGGATTATCATAATACTCTTGCACTTCGATTTCAAGAATCCCAGGAACAGAAATACTATCTGTTACTTGAACTTCTCATATATGACCATCAACTTTAATATGAGTAAAACGTTCAAAAAATGCACGAGTTTGTGGATTTAGTTTAATATAAATTGTACCTGATAGATTTAACTCATTAATATTAATCCCACGCTTAATAAACCAACGAAGGTCTGTTTCAGTTGGTCCTTGAAAATAAATTCAATATTCTTCATCATCAATTGTCATTGTATAACGACAACGAATAATTGAACTTCTTAAATAAGCAGTTTCAGTTAATCGTGGAAGGTATATCATCCAATGAGTTCCATCATCAAGACATTCAAATACATCTCCTGGTTCAAGTCCCGCATCATATTCAACAGAAATAATTTTCTTATCATAATCAGGTTTTAAACCAGCGGTATCATCATTAATTAAACAAGGTCAAGCCGCATGTTTAGGTGTTTTTATCATTCGTGATTGATAATCATCTTTTAATGCAGCTCGTAGTCCCCGCAATTTTTGTAAGTTAATGCGGCCAAGCTTATCTCCGCCATTATACTGTAGACGTGCGCTAAGAGTTTTCAGAGACATTATTACCTTCTTTCTTACTGCTCACGTCTGTAGCCGTTTTTTGAGAATAACCTAATAATGAACCAATTAATAATCCAGTTGCATTAATTGTTATTACTCAAGGCTCTAAAGATACGTGTCATGCCGGCCCTACGACACCTAAGAATGTAGCTACCGCAGGACAAGCGATTAAACCAACCCATTTAAGATGTTCATAAACCTTAAACGGGATTATATATTCCTTAGTCTTATCCTCCATCTTAGCCACCTCCTTATTTAATTAGAAACACTCAGCAACTTTATCTAATAGACCACAACACTCAAAAATTGTACGGCGATAAAGCATAAAATTTTCATCTCCATCAATTTCTTTTAATCCTTGTAATTTACAAATTAAAGTCACTAACGGTTCTAAAGTGGAAAAGAGCCCTTGCATACCCAAGAGCTCAAGAATAATAGTTTCAAGAGGTTTTTTACATTCTTGTCCTTCTTCTTGCATAGGAAGTAATTTAAAAACTTGTGATTGTAAACGTTTTAAATTATTGCGAACAGCTGTATTATCTACCTCAATATCATAAACACTAATCATAATAATGCTTATCAGATATGTCCATGACTCTTGCAAATGTTGAGCCATATCCTCCTGTTTTTAATCTCTTGCGGCGATTATAAAGTCGCTGTAAGTGAAAACCTTTAGTTTCATATTCTTTTTTTAAAGTAACTAATTGTTTTATATGGCTTGCTTGTGAAGTAAATTTAAAGTCACTTCCAGAATATTTCTGTTTTACTAAATCAATATTAGCAAGCTGGTATCCAAGTCACTCACTAATCATATATTGGCGAATTATCATCATTTCTTCTTGAGTTAATTTATCACCAAATTCTTTATTTTTTAAATCAAGATCAAATATATTTTTTCTAGGAAATTCAAAGTGCGGCAAGCCAGCTAAAAGAATTTCTTCTAATAAAGCATCCGTATCTTCTTTTGTCATTTCCATAAACATATCATCTGTAATTCCCGCAAGGAAGAAATCATACATTTCTTCAAAAGAAGTAACGGAAGAAGTGCTATCTGACATTTCGCCCTCCTTCCTTAAAACTAATTTTGAATACGACGTCCAGTTTTTGGAGCTTCTTCTGTCTTAGAAAGACGACGAGCACGAGTAGGAGTACGCTCAACAACTTGATCAGTTGCTTCTGCAAACTCAATCATTTTATCTATATTAACTCCAGTCATACGAGAAATAACCTTACGACGATTGGAGTCCGGAATTTTTCATTTAACTGCGCAATCTACTAAAAGTTCACGAATTCCTTCTGGACCAAAATCAAGAGCATCTTCAAGAGCTTCAATTGGAGTATTTAAATCTTCAAGAACACGATGAATATCTTCAATCTTCCAATCATATTCTACTTGATCTTCGGGAATGTTAAATTCTTTGCGCATATCATTACTAAGAACACAAAGATATTGATGTAAAAGAACTTCGCCACCCGTGGAATAATTGAGTGCCCGCAATTCACTTGCTGGTACTTTTTTCTCTTGGAAAGGCTCAAATACAACACGACGATTAAGTTCTGGAATAACATAAACAACTTTGTGATCTACCATATTACGTACAGGGATAAGAGTAGTATCATTAATAATAGGCATATTCAATTTTCTCCTTTTTACTCTAAAATAAAAAGGGAGAGGGAAAAACCCTCTCCCTCCTTTATTGTTTTTTATCTTCTAAAGATTATTCATCAGGAAGATTATGTAAACGGGTCTCTTTAACGAGATCAGTATTACGATAACTGAAGATAAAGTTAGTGAAGAATGTAGCAACGCCAAACTTCTTATAGGTCTGGAAATCGGTGCTCCAGTCATCATTATCCTCGACGGTACGAACAGCGGTAGGACCTTCGAAGACGATCTTAACAGGCTTGTTGTCCTGTCCAACAGGCATAATATAAGCCTGTGCAGGGTCAATTACCTTCTCCATGTTGGTTTCATCAACAACAGACTGAGGAAGAATAATTACATTGTGACCCTTGTAGTTGCCAAGCCAACCATCAGCCCAGAGACGATTCTTCATATCATCAGAAACCCAATTCTGCTGTGGAAGCATCTTAGCAGCAAATTCAAATGTGCAGTAAATAGAAGCACGGCCATAAGTATCAGCGATAGCTAAAAGCTCATCCATTGTAGCCTCATCAAAGCCGGCAACCTCAGCACGCTGATAGCGTGGGAGACCTGCGACAACAGCTTCAAGAGCCTTAGCAATCTCACGATAAATGAACTCGTCCATACCTTCCATTACAAGACCAGTAAGCTCAGAGAACTGGATGCGACCATCAAGCATCTCTTCAAAGCCGATACGAGCGGCTCCGCCGATAGCAGCGGTTCCGACCTCGAGCTGCTTACCATCGAGCATGAAGACTTCGTAACGACCAGCTAAACCAACGCGGGTGACGAAAGTCTTAGCACGCTTACGAGCAGCTTCAGTAACGCGCATACGGAAGACAGCCTTGTCACCGTTAGCTACATTACGAACCTCTGCGAACTGAGCATACTGCTGCTCAACACGAGCAGGAAGAACCTCATCAATAGTCTGTTCAATTAGACGGAAGATAAGGTTTTTATTTTCACGGTAATCCGCATAGCTACCAGCTAATTTCTGGAACTCAGACTGAAGAGCAGAATTAACCTGGTCAAGAGTGTAAGACTCATTGCCGAAAGAATAAGCGGTAGGAGCGGTAGGATCAGCATTGACTGCAATGCGAGCTAACTCAAGTAGATCATTATATTCCATCTTATTCCTCCTTTCAATTAAGCCTTAATGCACTGTAACTTAACTGCGGGCTGACCATCAGGAAGAGTGTACTCTTTAACAACACGGAATACAACATCACCATCAGAACCAGCTGCGAGGAAACCATCGTTACCAGGGGTAACGTCGTCTCCAACAGAAAGCTCAGTATCATCTGCGAATGTATTAGTTGTGAAAATATCACCAGCTACGACACCAAAGACGCGAGGATAAATCTTGCCGTCATAGGCATCCTCGACCTTTTGTGCCCAATGCTTGTGCATCTGATAGCGCTCATCATAGAGCTTTTCCTCGTTATAAACGAGCATCCAAGCGCCGTCGCCTGTAAAGTTAACTTCGCCAGCAGCGTAGTCATACTTTACAAACATGCCGTTTTCAAGGATTTTAATATCCTCTGCGGCAGGAAGCTGCGCATAGACGCGACCATCACGAGGAGCAGAGAGATGATTTGGCTCTACTTGGCCATAACCATCACGCTTAATTGTAATAGCCATATTACAACCTCCTTCAATTATTTAACTGTATGACGAAGCGCTTCGATGAAAGCAGGAACGCCCTCAGATGCTTCTTCGTCGAGAGAGAAAGTCATTGCTGGAGTAGAATCTTCTACTTCCTCTTCTTGACCATCAATCATGTCGAAATTAACGTTCTTTTCAACGTAAATAACAGCTAACTTAGCTTTAATTTCATCAAGACTGAACTCAGATTTATGAGCGATAACCTCAGCCTTATCTTCATCAGAAAGCATATGATAAGAAGCAATTAAAGCATCTTTTTGCTGATTTTCTACATTAAGCTTAAACTCACGGAGTTCTTTGATCTCTGCGCGAAGAGAATCAAGTTCTGCTTGTAAAGCTTCGTACTCTTCTAAGGAATGCTGATTAGCAGGCTTCTTTTTGTCATCATCGTCTTCATCATCAGCTTCATCAGACTCTTCCTCGTCCTTGTCGTCGGAATCATCCTCTTCTTCCTTTTTCTTATCAACAAATTCTTCAGCTGTTTCCTCAACAGTCTCAACGACTGCGTCAGTATCATCAGCGGGGTCTGTCTCAGTGAACTCTTCTTCCGTAGGCGCGAGCTCTTCATTAGCAGTCTCGTCTACAGGGGTTTCAAGCTCGTGCTCGAGCACAGGCTCTTCTTCGACAATTTCCGCAGATTCATTATTTAATTCATTTTCAGACATGTTCAACCCTCCTTTGCTATTAAGAGCTGTTTGTAAGTCGTTCATCATGCTAAATAGGGTCTGTTGGAACTCAGTATCTTTACTAAAGTTCTTACTGACCTCTGGAGACGTTACAGAGGCTCCCTCATAGCAGGGCTCAACATTGTCCCCAAGTATGCACAACTTACTGAAAGTTGCGTCATTAATAATGAAGAAATCTACACCAAGATTATTGTCAGTCGCCCAATGTCCTTGAAGTGAGCTTGAATCTAGCTCCATTGATTGCGGCTGTCCTTCATTAATTACCTTAGCGAGTTCTTCAAATTGACCAGACCAGAGATAACCCGTTGTCATTAGATAGGTACGTTCAACTTTGTTGTCAAATTCATCTGTGTCTGTAAAGTTCTGGAATCAAACTTCCGCATCAGGTGAAACAAAGCCATACGGAATGGTCTTAACAGAGAAAGTAACTTCTCCATCTTCAATGTGCATTACATGCCCATGATCGCCAAAGTCTGCTTTATCCTTGTTAAATGCCGCAACAATTGGAGTTCCTCGCAATGTTTTAGACATTTCTAAAGCAGTTTCACGATTAATATAAGACCCATTCCGATTGTGACCTAAATAAAAGACTTTAATTTCGCATTTTTGCATCAAAGGGTTAACGTCAAGAGGCTCAAGATTAATGAACTCGGGGCCTTGAATCATACTTACCTCGGATTTATTCTTTAATGCCATCTATTTTCCCTCCTTTCGCTAACCCTGTGATTCTTCATTTGCGATAGTCTTATCGGACTTTTCGTCCTGTGGCAGCTCTGGACGGCCACCTTGCTCTCCCGCAGATGGTTCATTACCTGTCTTGTTACCGTTCCCGCCACCAGACTGTTGAGTTTTGCTTACGGTAGAAGACATTTGCGGAGGAGTAAATATCTCGTCAAGCTTCATCATCTGATTCTCGAAGATCGCGGTCGCGAGCACGGTACTAGGAGATTCTCCAAGAGCAATCTGTGGTAATAGTTTGGAAAATCCAATTTGTGTTTGCTCTTTGTAAAGCTTGGAAAGATCTTTATAATTATAAATAGTTGTAGGAAGCATCTGTACTTGATATTTTAGACGCTTCGGGTTTTTGTTGAAAACTTTTAATAAGCTTTCAGCAAAGTCCTCAAATTGAAGAAGAAGATTTGTCATAGTAGCTTCGTCATTGAGAATAGACTTCTCAAGAGCTAAGTTACCACTTGTATTAAATTGCATTTGACTAACGCCAGCTTCATTATAAACTGTACGTTCAACTTTATCTAATTGGTCGGCCGCAGACATATTACCTTTATCAGATAAATCTTCTACGTGTACATCAGCGAAAGTAGTTAAAACATCTACTCCTACTGCTTGACCAACCATGCCAACTGCATTTTTATGTAACTCTCGAGCTTCATCTACATCGAATACAAGATCACCATTTTTATCAATTGGCATCTCTTGGATAATGAGACGAATAAGCTGTTGTTCCATCTTCTTCTGATCTAAATCTTGTGCATCCTCAAGATCAATTAATTTTGGTATAATTGATAAAAATAGAGGAATATCACTATGATTAAGATTAAATTTAAAAGCAGCGCCCGCATCTAGAGCAAATCATCCAAGAGTATCACCATTATGATCTTTCTTTAAAGTATTATGCTTATATTTAATATAAGCTTGTTGAAACTCTTTAGGGAACATTTTTAAAACTCTAATGCGGTATTCGGTATCTGAGAATTTATCATCAAAGAATCTGACATTAAATTCTACGATTGGTGAACCGTTAAACTTAAAACGACTGCGGCAGTAGTCAATAGGAAGCTCTTGGATATAACAAGCATTTTTCTGTTCAATCTTATATCCATAGAAACAACCATTCTTAACAACCTTTAATGCAATTTCACCAAATTCTTTCTTTAAATTACAGTTGTCAAGATAAGCTACTGATTTTAATCAACCCTCAATGACCTTTGCATCTTTAATTTTATCATCATATCGAACAGGAATTACTGTCCAATCATATCTATAAAGATAGGCCATATAACGGCATAATCGTGAATAAATACCACTTCTAAAGAAGAAATAATTAGAAATGGCCCTAAGTTCTTTTAAATCATGTCGTTCAAGGGCTCTATAAACATCATGTTTACGAATTCTGCGGCGATTACGCTTATCAAAAATAGATGTATTTAATGTAACATCATCTTTAAATAGCTTTTGATCAATACGCATTTTATTGAAGTCTATAGAAGGACGTGCAGTTTCGTTTGAAGCAACTAAACGAAAATCTTTTGTATCACTCAAATGCTCGACCTCCTTAGTATCCAGCCGCCCGCATGATATAATCAAAACTAATTTTGTTTTCATCATAATAAGGAATACAAATTAATTTAATACCATGATCTAAACAATATTTTCGCTTTTGCACATCGTTATATTTTTGCCGTCCAACACCTTTTCGCCCACCAAATTTATCTACTGCGGTGTAATGTTGTTTCCCTTGGGCTTCAATTAAGAAGTCAAGCCCACCATCCTCTGTAAATACGGCAAAATCAAAACGCAAGTGTCTGCCACTTGATGCAATTAAGTCGTCAAACTCGTATTCTTCTTCAAAAGGAACATCATAATCAGTTAAAATATTGTGAATTTTAACTTCCATAGCTGAACTCATCATAATATTCCTCTTTCAGTAAAACTTACTTATTCATTGTATATGGTTTTACAGGATACTCACTAATAAAATTTGACCCCAAATTTTAATTAAAGAACATAAATTTTGAAATATCTCTTTTACGTTTCTTATTACGAGAATCTTCCTGTAATTTACAATAATATAAGCCATATATTAGTGCGGAAAATTTATCCTTTTTAATCTTTTTAGATGCTTGCTTTAAAATAATATGAGCACCATCATTTTCATATATAAGATTTAACATTTGATCTTTTAAAATACTTGTCTGTACAAATGGCATAAGGTAATCCGCACGTTGAGATTGACTCATCTTTTTACCTTGCGCTTGAGATAATAATTTATTTTTCGCAATAGATTCATCAACTAAGAAATTTACTCTACCGGAATTAATTTCTGTTTGACAATAAGCATACATTTCAGAGTTTAATACCTGATTAGCTTTCATAATATACATAGCATCAGTTACCGTATCATCTGTTTTCATATTGCGATATTTATTATCTTCGTCGTTCATTACACCTCAATTGTAAAGTGTTTCACCTGTGTCAGGATCAATTGTATCCATTGTTAGCATATCTACAAGGCCCGCACCTAGACCGTTACCGTCGATTACAGCTACGCGGCATTTATACTGTTGAAAAATTCTTTTTAATTTTAATGCTTGTAAACCAAAGTGTTCTTCGTCAAAAGAATAAATATTAACAATACGTTTGCGCGGAATGTCACCCGCACCTGGAGTTACTTTAATTATAACTACTTCAGTAGTACAACCAAATCTACCAACGTCAACACCCATTACATAATATCCATCTTTTGAAGTTTTATTAGAATATTTTCATTCTGGCATATTA